ACCGTTCTCGTTCGCCGTCTGTGCCGACTTTGCCGACCCATCGAATTGGCGGAAAACCCTATAAAACAAGGTAATCTCTGGTGCCGGCTGAGGGGATTGAACCCCCGACCTTCGGTTTACAAAACCGAAGGGGTCTCCACGATCGCAATTGCAAAAGTCGCTGTCTCACAACGGCTTTCTGTGTTTTTAGGCCTTGAGAACCGCAGGCCCAGTTCCTGAATTTGATCCTGTTTCGGTGCGGCCGAGCATGACGCGCTGCTTCTCCTCGGGCGTCAGATAGGCGAGGTACATCTCGGTTGTTTTGACCGATGTGTGGCCCAGTCGCTGCTGTAAAACATAGATGGATCGGCCGCTTTTAAGCCACAGCACGGCGTGCAAATGCCGGAGATCGTGGAACGGGAAGGGGCGGAAATCCTGTTCCTGTTTTTGGGCCTGTTGGGCGACGCGATCGACGAGGCGATCGAAGTTGAGCTGGGAATAGCGCTCTGCGGGCTGCTGGCCGCGCCTGGAGCGTTTCTTTGCCTCCCGGCGGTGCCAGAACAGGGCCTTGGTTTCGATCGACGCCGGCAGCTTCGACAGGACGTCCCAGCCATAGTCCTCGCCGCCATCGACGAGATCGATGACGCGTAGCTTGTTGCGCTTGCCGATAAGCGTGAGCTGCTTCCGGGGGCGGTCCAGGTGGGCCCGATCAGCCTTCTTGATCTCGTCGTAGCGGGCGCCGGTCTTGACGGCGGCGGTGATGAAGGCACCCTTGAGGCCCGGCGCCGCATCAATCACCATCTGGACGTGGCGGATGTCCGGCAGCACGATCGGATCGCGGCGCTCCTTCAGGCGCGATTTGCGCCGGCCGCCGGGCTTGAGCCATGCGATGACGGGATTGTCGTCGCGCCATCCTTCGTCGATGCAGAAATCCATGACCGAGGAGAGTGCGGTCAGATCCCGTTTGATGGTCGCGATGGTGGCGATGATGGGGTGCTTCTTACCGGCCGGCACCATGGCCGTTTCGCGACGCCATTTCACGATGTCGCCGATCAGGTCCCGGGTGACCTCGTCGAGATAGAGTCCTTCGAGCTTGGGCGCCAGCACGCCCAGCGAGCTCATGTAGCGGGTGAAGGTCTTGCCGCTGACCTGCTCGACCTGGAAGGCGGCCCATGCGTCCATAGCCTCGGCGAGGGTGCGGCGGGCGTCGCCGTAGCGGAAGATCGCTACCTGGCGCTCACGCTCCGCGCGGCGGCGATCTTTCGCCACTTCTGGATCGTCTGTGCGTAATGACCACTTGACGTCGTTCCCGCCGACCTGAATCCGGCCGTAGAGGGTATCGCCGCGCCAGAAACAACCTTTTGGAGCTTTCCGGCCTCGCTTGCCCTTTGGCATATTTCGGTCTCACGCGCCTGATTGTACTGGTCGAGCAGGGCGGCATCGAAGGTCCAGATGCCGCGTGGTTTGGCCGCGCCTGGGATCTCCCCCCGGGCGGCCATGTCGCGCACTGTACGGGGCTCCAGCCCAAGGATCGAGACGGCCTGGGCGATTTTTACCCGTTTTCTTGGGAGATCCGGGCGGCTCATGTGGCTGCCCTCGGCGCCCTGCACGTCTCGGCCTGGGCCGCCCCGCAGGCCATGCAGCTACCGTCCAGGTCGACCTCATTGGTCGCGCAGCGCCGCGGCGGGCTGTCGTCGTCGGCAGTGCCGCGCTCGATGGCGTGGATGCGGCCGAACATGCGGGCCACGATCGCTGCGCAATCGTCCAGGTCGATGTGGTGCACTCCGCGGGCGATGAGATCGCGCTGCAGGGCTCCGGCCATAATGATGCCGATGGCGCTCATTGCTGCTTGCTCCGTTCTGCGATCGCGACCAGCACGACTGCCCGCATCGCGACCAGGTCGCCGCGCTGTGCGTAGAGCCACAGCGGATCATCGGTCATGGCCGTGCCTTTCCGCATGCCGACATCACATCGTCTAAGGCGCGCCGGTAGACCTTCGGGTCGGCCTGAATTTCTTTCGCCCGATGAGCGAGGCGGATCAGCTTCACTCCCATCTCCTGCGAGATCGCCGGAGAACAGACAAATTTGGCGTACAGCTTGCCGTCAAGGCGAAGCCGGATGTTGACGCCGCAGCACGGGCACCAATCGATCTCGGCGTTATCCGCGACCTTGTAGGTCGTTGAGCACTCTTCCGTCATTTTGGCGACGATGTCGGCGATGACGTCGTCGGGCACGGGTGTGATCTTCGACTTTGCGGCCTTAGTCATGGAGCGCAGCCCTCAGGATCGGTAAAATCTCCATGTTGATCTCGTCTTCGTTCAAGGCCTCGAAGACTTCGATTGCCTGTTCGAGCGCGACGCGCATCCGCGCATTAGATTCGATCAAAAACAAAACCCTGGCCGGGCTTGCCGGCTCAGGTACTTGACGTAGGGTGTCGATGACCTTGGTGGCTTTCTCGGTCATCGTCAGTTCCCGCAGCAGAAGTCGCAGCACGACTGATCCGCCTTGCAATAAGGTGCGTCAGGGCGGGCCTCAGTCGGACCGCCTCGCGTAGGTTTTTCAGTTGGGATGAGAACGCGAGCGCGCTCTAGCAGAGCAATCGCTTCCTCGACGGCGAGCTGGTCTGCGACTTCGCCATCGCCTCCATCCCACGCGCGGATCTGCGCTAATCGGGCAAGATCAATCTTCATGTGACCTTCTCCACGACCTTGCGAAGCGTGGCCTCAACCACATTCGCAAACTGAAGGCGCGACGGCTCCAAGTGCGAAGCCGCCATATAGCCGACGACAGCGCCGGTGATCTCATCGATACCGACCTTGGGTGCAGTTCCGTCACGAACGGCCTGGACCAACGCGGTGGCGACCGCACTCGCGATATAGGGAGTGTTGATTGCGACGGTCATGGCTCGCACATCTCCATCGCCACGACATGCTCGGCCGCAACCTGCCTCGCATCCTCAAGCAACGCATGAACCTCGAAGGGCGAGTAGCCGAACGACACCAGCACCGCGATGGAATCGCCGCGGTCGACGAAGGCGCCGGTCTCGACCAGTCGCGAGGCCATCTCGGCGACCTTCGCGATGCGCTGGGCCCGCACGGCATCGAGGCAGATCGGCCCGTCAGGCAGGGGATGAATGGTGATGACGGCCATTTGCCCTAGCTCCAGAAGATGCGGGCGCAATGGCAGCAGACGACGTCGCCGCAAGATCCGATAGCGTGGTGCCGCCCGTCCGGGCTGAACGAGCAGCGTTCGGCGGTACCGAACGGATCCTCGACCGCGGCCATCACGGCGCCGATCTCGCGCTCGCTGATGAAGTGGACGATCTTTGCAGTCTCGGCGTGGCGGGCCGGCTTGCGGGCGACATGCATATCGAAATCCTCTCTGGCGGTTGAAGGGATCGCGGGGTGGGCGGCGGCGTTGCGCCACGTGCCGCCGCCCGGCCGCGCTTTGTCAGGCGAAAAGGTTCTGGGTGTCGTGACGGGCATGCGGCGCGCGATGCCCGCGGTAGGAATTCCGCTTTCTGGCCGCGCGTTTGATCGCGAGCTCGAGCGCCTCGCGCGTGGCCTCGTTGAACAATTCCGGATCGATGAAGCGCGGATGCAGGTTCTTCTGCTCGGCGAAAGCCTTCGACATCGTCGCGACCAGGATGCCGCGCTCGGACGGCTCCTCGAGCGTCACCATCGACTTCGGCACCCACACGGCCTTGCGGTAAATGCCGCAGTCGGAGACAAGGATGGCCTTGGCCGTCTGCTGATGACGGACGAGCACTAGGCAGGTCACGCCGGGGCTGGAGGGCGTGACCTGCCTGCGGTCGGAGCCACGAGGGCGGCCGACGTAGACGATGCTGGATATCTGAAGCAGTTTACGCATGACGCTACTTTCCTTGCACTGGTTGAGACGAAGCGAGATTGAGCGCGATCCGGATCGATAGCGGCATTTTGCCGTTCTTGCTGAACATGCGAGCGGTCGCGCCTTCGCATTCCGGGCAATCGCAGGGGCCGTCGTCATAGGCCATCTCGTCCTCTTCATCAGAGAGACCGAGCTGACTGCGCAGATTGACGCCGCAGCGCCAGTCGTCGGAGCCGAAGGCCGCCGTTTCCCAGCCGCATTTGAAGCGGCGGGCGTATTCGATCGCGGCCGCGCGCGTCTCCGCCATGGTCGAAGCTTGCTTCATGCGGCCTCCAGCTTCATGCGATGCTTCGCCATCAGCTCGGCGTAGCGGCCATGGATCGATGGGACGTCGAGATAAAGTGGCTCGATGTCGAGCAGGCGTCCGATGCGGCGGCGGGCGCGCGCGAGCATCTCGGCCTCTTCGTCGGTCAGCATCCGCGTCGGCCAGCCGCTGACGTAGCGCATGCCCTTGGTGATCTTGGATTCGATGGCGATGCGCTCCAGCGCCTTGATCTTGGCGTTGCGCAGCGCCTCAGCTCGACCTGGCAGAAGGATCTCAGGCCGGACGTCGCCGAGCCATCGGGTGCCCTGGAAAGCGAAGGTGCTGGCGATCTCCAGGTCGACCATGCGTCGGTAGAGCGGGGTGGCTTCCGGCACGAGCGAAGCGGCAGTCAGATCGGCCTCGCTCGACATGATGCAAAAGATGCAGGACACCCGCGACATGCCGAAGCGGCTATAAGCTTCGTGCGGCTGGAGACCGCTTTCCGAGATGAAGTCGAAAACCTCTGCTTCGCGCCAATCGAGGATGAGCCGCCAGTCGGCATTGCCGGCAGCGTCAAGGCTCGCGATTGGGCTCTTGGACCGCGCCGAGCTCTCCTCGCGACGAATGCCGGTCACGTTGATGAAAACGCACTTCTTGAAACGCCGCCGCAACTCGGCACGGATCGGGTGCGTCTTCAGCTCGCTGGTGCAGAAGCGCATCGATGGCGTTGACCAGGGCAGCACTAGGCAGACGGTCGACAATTCGATGTAGCGGCGCAAGCTGGACTGCCAGCGGGCCTCCCAGCGCTCCATGAGGCCGCCGGCAGCCCGTCGCACGACGATGAGCTCGGCGTCGAGATGCCGCGCCAAAGCCTCGCAGACGGGTAGGGAGGCTTTCCACTCAACTATGCCGAGATCTGCATGGACCAGCACGCGAGGGCCAGCGTGGCCCATTTTGTCGAGGTAACCGAAGGTTGCGAGCGCTGCGGCCTGGCTGTCCTTGCCGCCGGAGACGCCGACCGCAACAGGTGCACCCTGCGCGATCAGCGCGTCGATCTCGGGAGCGCAGGCAACCAGCGCCATCACGCTGCTTCCTTTGCCGCGAGATCGGCAAGCACCTTCGCCGCGCGTTCAGCGGCCGGAACGTTCGCATCGAAGCTGCGCCGCCATGCGCGATCGACCTCGCGGGCGCGGTTATGGTCGCAATAGCTGACAGTGCGGTCGCTGATCGCGTGGTGCCGCAGCTTGGCGCGGGCCTTGAAGCTGTCTAGCGTGGCTGGGGTGCCTTTGCTGTCGAGGAACGCGAAGAAGCGCGCGAGATCACCGACCTGCCGGCCGTATTCGCGGAGCGTGTCGCGGGTGTGCTCGTCAGGGTCAACCCACTGGTGCGGGGTGTCGAGCGCATTGGCGACGTGCCGCGCGATGTAGCCTGCGATCTGGTCGCGCGTGCCGTGCGGGCCTTCGATGTTGCAGACCAGCCGATAATCGCGCGCCAGATCGCGCGCCTGGTTCATCAGCGAGGCAAGCCGCTGGGCGCCTTCGAGGGTCGCGCACCGCGTGATGTGCTCGTCCTGGGGCGAAAAGAAGCGGTCATCCAATGCGCCCGTCTTCAGGCGCACGCTGTAATCGTCGAAGCCTTTGTGGGCGAAATAATCGCCGATCTGTGGTCGCGGGGTTTCGGCTGGCTTTGAGCGGGATCGGTTGGCGGACGGCATGGAGGGCTCCCGTGTCTGGACGGGAGAGATCGTTACGCAAAACGCATAATCGTGTCAATGCATTTTGCATAATTTGCATCGGGCGCTTTGAGGTGAGCCCTGAAGGGCAGCTCAAGGATGCCGGAAAATGGCGGCTGTCGTCTTCAACGCGGCACGAGGTTTTTGACCCTGGCGGCCCACTCGATGGCAACGTCGAGGATCGGCGGCTCAGTCTGAGATAGCAGATGAAATAGGCCGCGAGCCTTGGATTTCTGGATCTTCTTGATGAGGATACGGCCGTCATCGAGCCCCACGACGCAGAGCTCGTTGATCAGGTCAGGTGTGACAGGGCGGCGAACATCATCGTAAAAGACGAGCCATCGGTCGAAGAATGTGCCGAGGCTCTCGCCCCGGATCTCGACCGCGACGGTTGAAGCCGTGGAGCCGGCTGGGGCTGAAACCTCTTCGATCGGCGCGTCGTGTGGAAAGAAGTGCGTCGCAGCGCCGGCCCCGACATATCCGACGAGCGGAACGAGGCGTTCGGAAGCAGCGGCGGCCGGCGCAGCCTTGCCACGGTGCACGCCTTTGCCCGTCAGGAGCCATTCCAGCGAGACTCCGAACTTGCGGGCGTAGAGCTCGGCATTGGCCTTTTTGAAGCCGCGTGAGCCGTTTTCGTGGCCGAGATAAGTGGGCTGCTTGACCCCGAGCGCCTCCGCGGCCGCGGCGGCAGTGGGGTAGCCTGCATCTTTGCGGGCGGCGGCCAGTCGCTGGTGCATTTCTTTCATTCATGCAATTTGCATAGGAAAATTATGCAAGAGGCATTGACCGTTATTATGCAAAAGGCATAGTCGAGCCATGGATGCGCAACTGATTCGCAAAGCTCGGGAACTCACCGGCGAAAGCCAGGCGACCTTTGGCGCGCGCTTCGGCGTCGACCAGAGCACCGTGCACCGCTGGGAAATCGGCGGGCCGCCCACCCGGGGCGCCGCGAAGATCATGGTGACCCGCGAGGTCGAGGCGATCCTCGCTGCGCATGCGCCCAAAGATGGGGCATCGTCATGACCGCCTCCAGCACCACAATCGTTGCCACCACCACAGCTCATGCGGTCGCACAGCTTCGCGGCGAGACTTGCGCACAGCGTCCTGGACCCGGTCTTCCGTTTTCGTCTGAACAGTTTGCTTCTGTGTCATTTGTTGCGTCCGGAGTTGCGTCATGTCGATTGCCGAATCGTGCACGTTGCCGGTTGCGAGGCCTAGGAGAACGCTTCGAACAAGTGTTCGAAGAGACCCGCAGGCCGAACGATTGTCGAAATTCGGCCGCGTATGTCTCACGCTTTGGCCTGACCAGAAGGCGGACGTCATCCTGGCGCAGCGTATCGGCTGCTCGGAGCGCGCGGCGCAATTCTACATCACCGGCGACCGCGAGCCTTCCTACGAAGCGCTCATGGTCGTGCTCGACGAACTACGGCCCCGCAAGCGGGCGTGAGGTATCCCAAGCGAAAGCAACCGAAGGCAAAGCGGCGAGCACGGGCAATGCCATGATGGGGCCCGCGTCGAAGGGGTTGCGAGTAGGCGAGCCGGCGCGGACCGGAAGGCTGAGTTGGCCGGCCCAAGGGCGAACCTCAAACGTCAGCGAACGTGGCGTGACAGCTGGAGAGACAGCACGGAATTCACGGGCATCATCGCGCGAAAAGCGGAGACCAGACGCGAGCGGTGAGCTTCCTGGTACGGATCCGGAAACGTCATCTTCGCCGGGCCGTAAAATGGGCGGCGTATACCGCAATCACGACGTGACGGCCGGGAGAGACCGGCAACCGAGCTTTGGCAGTGCCAATTCTTTTTCTGCCATCGGAAGCGCGAGAGGCACTAGCGCCATGCTCCATCCCGGGGTCGTAGATGGGTCAACCGCATCAACCTTGCAGGCCGGGACAGCGGTGACAGCCGGAGAGACGGCACCTGTACTATCGCTTCGCGGCGGCGTGGGAAATCCGACAGACACGCAGGCTATGACGCGGCGCGCCGAGCCGCTGAGCTGCCTAGGTACGGCGGCGGGGTTGACGGTCCCGCCCGCGAGCAATTCGAAATTCGGTTCGGGCGACGGCCCTGGCATCCATCAGCCCGGGTCAATGACACGGGGCGGCGATCTACTCGCGACGGCTCCGTCGGGAAGGGCGCGTCAACGCGCTATGTGCCCCGCCGTCGGCCCGGAGCTTTGCGGGGAGGGCGGCATGAGCGAAACCGACGGCGATATCAAGTTCGATCCCGTCAACATGGGGCAGGCGCTTGGCGTTCTCGCTGATGTGGTCAGTAGCTACGTCAGCGCGACGCACACTGCGGCCCTGGCCGACGACCGTAAGAAGTCCGCGCAGGTCAACCTGGCCCTCTTCCTGCACAGCCTCTGCATGCGCTCGAAATACAAGGCCGAGACGGCCGATATCCTGGACATTATCAGCGCCCAGTTGCGGATGCAGGCGAATGAGGAGGGCGCTGATCCCTCGACCACGGATCTCTTGAAGCCGACCGGCAATGACGGCGTCGTCAATGCCGAAATCTGCTTCAACTCGCTGCTGCTGATGGGCGATGTCAACGTCACCCAAGAGCAGGTGGCGACCTGGTCGCAGGACCAGATGGACCGCGCCTATGACTGGGCGATGCGGGTTCACCTCCACGCCAGCGACAATCCGGGCGTCTTCGTGCCGGATCGCCCTGACTTTCTTCCGGGGAGGGTAGCGTGAGAACGCGCGACAAACTTGCTGCCGAGCTGCGCAAGGTTGGGTCGATGTCGGCGCAACACGGCGCCCTGTACGAGGCGTTCGCCAAGCGCGCCGAGACGGGCGAGTTCGACGACTACGCCGACACCTACGTCTGCCCGATTACGCAGCTGCATCACGAACTGAGCTGTGCCGGCTTCACCAAGTTTGCCGCGCGCGTGGCCGCTGGCGAATTCGACGCGACCAAAGAAGAGAGTGACGAGTGGATGCGCAGTCCGGCAGGGCAAGAGGCCGCCAGGCGCCTATCGCCGGAGATGCGCAAGGTGCTCGGCATGGAAGTGATGAATTGAGGGGGCTGGTCTCAGTGGCTGACATCAAGAATGTGTTGCTACGGGCGCAAAGCGAAATTCTGACGCTGCGTCATCGCAACGAAGTGCTGCAGGCCAAGGTCGACACGATGGACCTGTTCGCGCTCGTGCTGCGGACACAGCCCGCATACCAATCGGTCGGCATGGGCGAGGACGTCGCCTGGCTCATCGAAAAGGAAGTCGCAGAAATCAACCACCGTGAAGCGGTGCCAGATCCGAAACCCGTTGAGGCCGTTCCACGCTCCGATAGCTGATCCAAGCCTCGCACCCCGTTCTCAGTAAGCGTCACCAGCGTATCCCGACATCACCTGCAGCTGCACCCGTTCGGTCATCTCCGGGCGTGAGCTTCTGCGTCCTTGCAACAGGAGGCAATCCGATGCTTGCCGACCAACCGATGCTGCGCGACGCGGTCACCGCGTTCCTGGTCTACATCATGATCGGAGCGCTGGTCTGGATGTTCGTCTATTGCCACGGCTGGCTTCGCCGCGTGTACTCGACTGAGCTGACCGGATCGGGCGAGGTGCTCGATTTCATCGGCAATGCCCTGATCACCCTGGTGCTGATCGCCGGCTGGCCCGCGATGCTGATCGCGCTCCGCAAGGGCAAGCTGCAATGATCCGGATCATCGACATCCTGATGGTGCTGCTGCCCATCGTTCTGATCGCGATCGCGCTGCTGTTGGCGTGCGCGCTACGGGTCACCCGCTGGCGGAGGACCGTCGATCGACGAGCTGGCTTCGGCCGGGCCGCGGGTGACCCGTTTCAATATCCGTTCGGCGAGATGCCGCTCGTTCACAGCGAGCGCGTCTCGTTCGAGTACGGTCGCGGCGGGCGCATGCGCGACGCCAGCGACTTCCGCGCATGGGGCATCCCGCGATTTCATTCGGGCGGCTTCGTCGGATCGGAGCCAGGACCACTCGTAGGCGAACGCTGCGAGTCCTTTCCGATGACGCCGCGCCAGTACGAACGACTGGTTTCCGCGGGTGCCCTCCGGCGGAACGAGAGCGGCGGCCGTCCTGCATCCCTGTCGGGGACGGCCGTCGTTCTCACCTTTCCGCGCATGCTGAAGGCGGAGGAAGTCGATCAGATCAAAGCAGCGCGGCAGCATCAGATCGAGGAGATCGCGCGCGTGTTCGGCGGCTCCATGCAGAGGGATGCGTGATGCAGCAGCACCTCACCCGCGTCGAGCAGGCCAACCTGATCGCCGGCCACGCCGTGTCGTACGCGACCGCGTTCCTCGACGATCGCCATTCGGTGCAGCAGCTCGCTGATAACGCCGATCGGCTCTTTCTCGATCTCATGGTGATCGAAGATGCGGAGACCACGTCTTTCCTGATCCCGGTGAAGCTGCTCGCCATCACCATGATGCGCACTGCACGCGTCGCGCGGGACCTCTCGCGATGGCCGTCGGCGGAGGATCGCTGGCACGCCGTCATGGCTGCGCTCGTCGAGCTCGTCATCAACGAAAGTCGCCAGCTTAATAAGGATCGCACATGAAGCCGCTCTCCGAGCATCTGACGGCGCTGATTGCGACCGCCGAGGACATGATGCGGCGCCCGGTCTATCAGATCCCGACCCATTTGCCGCAGGGCTTCTCCGAGGTCGCTGCCGCCATCAAGCAGGCCGACAATTCGCCCTGCGACGCCGTCCGCGCCACTCGCGCCGGCATCGTGATGCTCACCGCGATCGAGGCCTACTTCGCCGAGCCGCAATCGCAGGACTACTGGCAGATGCTGATCGGTGCGACGCTGCCGCTGCTCCGCCGCGCGGCCTGGCAGGCGCTCCGCAATGAACGGGCGGTGTCGGAGGAGACGCGGCGATGAACGAAGTTGCGCGCCTTCGCGCCGAATACGCTGAGCTTCATCGCGAGGTCCTCGAACTTTCGCACGACGAGATGCGCAACCGTGCTGCGCTCGATCGCTTGCAACTCCGCGAACAGCAGATCGTGGATGCGCTCCGCAAGCACGGCACGTCGCTCTTTTCTGACGAGGCGAGGGCGCACTGATGTCGCTTGTCGAGGATCTCCAGAAACAGCAGCAAGAGGTCGATCGCCGGCTCGCCAAGGCGCTCGAGGATGTAGGCCGTAGCGCGCTCGGGATGCCGTCAGCCGCCGACACCTTTCGCGCCATGCTCGATCGCGCGGGCCTCGCGCTGATGCTGAAGGCTAAACCGGAGGAGCCCCAGCGATGAGTAATAAGTCACGAAAGCCGCGAAAGCAGCGCTGGCAGAGCCTCAAGGGTATGACCGATGAGCAGCGGTGCAACCACGTTAGAGCGCTGTCTCGTGACAGGTACGCGCGTCAAGCCGCGATCCGGCGGGCAAGCCGCGCTGCCGATCCTTTGCATCTAATCGGCACGGTCGATCTCGCATACATGGCCGGCCTCATTGATGGGGAGGGGTCGATCTACTGCCTTGCTCACGGCGGTGGTAAGACGTGCTACCCGACGATCACCGTCGCGATGACCGATTTTGGCGTGATCGAATGGCTGGCCAGTAAATGGCGGGTTAAGACCAGCAAGATGCCGCGCCGGGTCGCGACATATAAGCCCGCGGTCTTCGTGCGGCTGTCTGGAGAGCGAGCGCGACTGCTGTGCGAGCTCCTGCTGCCCTATCTCAAGGTGAAACGTGCTCAAGCGGCGCTTGTCCAAGAGTTCCCGTTAGACGCGCGTTCTGGCCCCGGAATCAAGGTCGGCGCGTCCGAGATCAATCGACGCCGTTTTGCGCTTCGAGATAAGATCAATGGCCTCAACCACGCTCCGAGAAATGCCAGTTATCGGCGTGGAGCGGCGGCATGACTGGCCAGAGTAAGATCGAGTGGACTGATCAAACTTGGAATCCGATCGTCGGTTGTTCGATAGTCTCACCTGGCTGCACCAACTGCTACGCGATGCGGCAGGCATGGCGGTTCAAAGCCTCATATCTTGGCCGCAAGGTTGCAGGCCCGGTCGCTGAGAATGTGGTGCGCAAGGTCAACGGCAATGCTGTCTGGACCGGACAGCTCGCGATGGCGCCTGACTATGCGTTCTTCGCGCCTCTCCACCGCAAGAAACCGACCAAATATTTCGTGAATTCGATGGGCGATCTTTTCCACGAAGATTGTCCCGACGAGTGGATCGACCGCGTGTTCGCCGTCATAGCGCTGGCTCCGCAGCATACCTTTCAGGTGCTGACGAAGCGCGCGAAGCGGATGCGGGAGTATCTCTGTGGCGATTGGGCTCATCGTTCCTACGGCATAGCAAAGGCGCTTCCGGGTTTCGCGTTGGGTAAGATCAACATTGTTAGCGGTTCGCTCCCGAACGTCTGGCTGGGTGTCTCGGCAGAACGGCAGCCGGAAGCCGACGAGCGGATTCCGGAGCTGCTCGCCACGCCGGCGATGGTGCGCTTTGTCTCAATCGAGCCGCTGCTCGGGCCGATACGCCTCGATCGAGTTGAAGAAGACGTCGATGCGTTCGCTGATTGTGGCGGTCATCCAGATCCGCACTGGCCGCTCGATACGCAGGACGCCACTTGGCTGAACGCGCTGCGCGGGGTCATGGAGGCAGAAGCGCGTAGTCCTGCCGGAGAGAAGCTTGGCGATATCGATGTCGGCCTCAAGCACGAAGGCGGAAAGCTCGATTGGGTGATCGTCGGCGGGGAGAGCGGCCGCGAAGCTCGCCCGATGCATCCCGACTGGGCGCGAGCACTGCGCGATCAATGCGCCGCGGCCAAGGTTGCGTTCTTCTTCAAGCAGTGGGGCGAATGGGCTCCCCAAATTGGCGCCGTCGATGGCTGGACGATAGCCGACAATCCGGAGATCAGCCGGCTCGATCATCGCGAATGGGAAGATGGCCGCTGGAGCGATGTCTTCCGCCCAATGTGGTGCGATTTCCAAGACGGCAACTACGACGAAGCCCAGACGGTTTCGCGGATCGGCAAGAAGGGTGCCGGCCGCAAGCTCGATGGCGTCGAGCACAACGAATTCCCGCGGGTGCCGGCATGAGCCCCCTGCGTACCATCGACCCCAAGCCGTTCCTGGCCCGTCTGCCTCGCGGCCCGAAGTCCGAGGTGGGCGAGCGGCCCGAGCTGCAATGGTTGAAGATCTCAAAGCTGCGCATCGATCCGCGCTACCAGCGCGAGATTGGCCGCCGCGGGGCCGACAATATCATCGCCATCGTGCCGCAGTTCAAATGGGCGAAGTTTACGCCCGTGGTGGTGGCGCCGATCGGCGAGGGTCTGTTCGCCATCATCGACGGCCAGCACCGCACGACGGCGGCGGCCGCGCGCGGTTTCGAGGCCGTTCCTTGCGTCATCATCCAGGTCGACCAAGCCGACCAGGCGGACGCCTTCGTCGCCATCAACGCCAACGTCACGGCGATGTCGCCGTTGCAGCTGCACGCCGCGCGCCTCGCCGCCGGCAGCAAGGCCGCTGCCGAGCTGACGGAAGCCTGTCAGGAGGCTGGCGTCACGATCTGCCGCTACCCCGTGCCGGCGAACAAGATGCAGCCGGGCGAGACGCTCGCCGTTGCAATGCTGCAGTCGGCGCTTGAGAAATTCGGCCGTGACGTCCTGGTCGCGGCGCTCTGCTGCATCACGAAGACCCGCCGCGGCAATCCCGGCATGATCCGCAAAGCGATCGTCCAGGCGCTGTGCGCCGTGCTCGAGGCGGAGCGCTCCTGGCTTGCCGATCGGCCGCGGCTGATCTTTGCTATGCAGACGTTCGATTTCGCTGCCCAGTTCACGGCGGCCTCGGCCCGGTCGATCGAGACCGGAGATAGTGTGGCGAGCACACTGGTCGAGGCCATTGCGGACCATCTCGACGGCAAGGTCGAGATGTCGCCGCCCGCGGCCGCTACGCCAGCCCCGGCGGCCGCGAAGTCACCTGCGGCCCCGCCGGCGCGACCGTTGCCCGCGAAGACCGCGGCCCATGGTCCGCTGTCGATCGGCCGCGACGAGATCAGCCGCAATGGGCGGCGCCTGCGCGTTGCCCCACGCGCCGCGCTTCTGCTGCAAGCCTTGGCCAAGGCACAGCCGAACTGCGTCGGCGATGAGTGGCTCGTCTCGAAACTCTGGACCGCACGACCGCCGAACGCCCTCGACCTGATCGACCAGATGATACGCGGGCTTGAAGGGCTGAAGGATCTCGGCCTCGAGATCCGCACACACCGCGGCGTCGGCCGCCAGCTGATCGAGGTGGCATGACCCTGCTTGCCGCTTACGATCGCGCCCGCGTCGCGCTAGCTGAGGCCACCAAGGTCGGCGAGGTCATGGCCGTTCGCGACGAGCTCGAGCACGTCAAGCTTTACGCGCGCCAGATTCAGGACCGCGCGCTGCTCGCCGATGCGACCGTGTTCCAGATGCGGGCCGAGCGGCGCCTGGGCGTGCTGCTCGCCGCAGCCAAGGAGGCGGGCCAGATCGCCGAGGGCCGCAAGCGCAAGGATGATGCCGGCGATCGTGTCACGCTGCCGGAAATCGGCGTCGACCGTAAGCTGTCCGCCAAGGCGCAGAAGGCGGCCGCCCTAGATGATGATGCCTTCGAGCAGCTGACCGAATCCGCCCGCGATAAGATAAAGAGTGGCGGCGCCATCCTCGTGGATCCGATTCAAGCCGCGGCCAAGGATGCCGAGATCGCTGGCCGGCGCACGGCGCATGCGGCGCGGACGGAGAAGGGCGGCTGCGTTGCCGATCTCGGCGCGCTGGCGCTGACCGGCAAGAGGTTCGGCTCAATCGGCTCGGATCCTCAGTGGAAATTCCTGACGCGCTCGGCCGCCGGCGAGGGCCGGTCGGCGAACATCCACTACAAGACCGAGGAGGTCGACAAGATCAAGGACCTCCCGGTCAACGAGCTGCTCGCCGACGACGGCGCCTTCTATATGTGGATGGTCGACTGGTGCCCGCAGGATGCGCTCGATCTTCTGGCGCATTGGCGCCTGAAGCACGTCACCACCGCATTCACTTGGGTCAAGCAGAACGCGTCCGGCGAGGGCTGGCACATGGGCCAGGGGTATTGGACCCGCGCTAATCCTGAGCAGTGCTGGCTCGCCACCAAGGGCAACCCCAAGCGGCTCTACGCCGACGTGCGCCAATTGATCGTCGCCCCGGTGATGGAGCATTCGCGCAAACCCGATGAATGGCTCGATCGTATCGAGCGCCTCACTGAGGGTGATTACCTCGAGCTCCAGGCAAGGCGGCCCAGAAAGGGTTGGGTTTCCTGGGGGGACGAGCTCGAATGGACGGGGGTGGCAGCATGACGTCTCGCTCCAAAGGGGAAAATCGCGAGTACATGCGCGATTACATGCGTGATCGCCGCACCAAGGAGCGCCTCGCGGGGCGCAAGCGCAACACTGCAGCCGATCGTGCCTACAAGCGCGCCGAATACAAATCAGAGGCACCCGGCGTCCACACCAAGGGCGACTTCGTCCGCCGCGAACTCGCACTCTATGACCCGCGACGCGACAAGCCCTTGCACCACGCCGACCTGACCGCACTGGTGATGGGCGACCCTCCGATCGGTCGTCGCGCGATCGATCGGCACCAGGCGCGTACTGGCATCCGCTCGACATCGCTGGCGGGAGTGCAGCCATGACAATCACCGCCGAAGATGCCGAGCGGGCATGGAAAGAGTGGGGCTGCAACTGCGGCCCGGCGGCGCTTGCCGCCATCATGGGAATGACACTCGACGAGGTGCGCTCGCACATGGGCGACTTTGAGCGCAAGCGCTATACCAATCCGACGCTAATGTGGGAGTCGCTCGATCGCGTCGGCGCGCGCTGGAAGAATCATGGCCGCCGGTGCGATTGGCCAGTTCACGGCCTCTGCCGCATCCAGTGGGAAGGCCCCTGGACGGCGCCCGGCGTTCCAGCTCGCGCGGCCTACCGTCACACCCATTGGATCGCGGTGAAGCATGCGGGCGGCTCGCCTAACGTTGGCATCTTCGACATCAACTGCACGAACAACGGCACGGGATGGGTTTCCGAGAACGACTGGCGCAACCAGGTCGTCCCCTGGATCTTGCAAGAGTGCGTTCCGCGCGCGAACGGATGCTGGCATATCACCCATCATGTTGAGGTGGAGGCGCGCTCATGACCCGACGTCACCGCCTCGCCGCCCGCCGGCGCCACGAGACCATCGCGATTGAGCATGAAGGGCAGAATTACAAGGTCGGGCTTGGCCGGGAGATGGTGTGCGATGGCAGCTGCGGGGGATCGGTGCGTTTTGGCCCGGTCGCTGAGGTCTTTATCAGCGCGCAGAAGGTCAACACACAGGCAGATGTGCTCGCAAAGGACGGCGCCATCCTGATGTCGCTGGCGCTGCAGTTCGGCTGCCCGCCCGACGTCATCGCGCACGCCATGAAGCGCAACCCGGATGGCTCGCCAGCGTCGCCGCTGGGGCGGGCCGCGGCTTACCTGGTCGAGGGCGACCGATGAGCACGGCGCTGCATCAAAGAATGCTTGCGTATGACTATGGCGATGCGGATCGCAGCGGTTTGATGGAGCGCGTCTGGCGCGACACGCCGTGGATGGTCGACGTTTATAGCGGCGGCTACTCGCGAGACCGGGATCGCGAGCACGACATCCTGACGTGGTGCTACGAACAATTCGGGGACCAGCATTCGGCTATCCACAACCGGCCAGGTCGCTGGCAGCGTGGCTCGGCCACGGTTCACGGTTGGACCTGGTTCGGATTCTCGACCGAGGCCGAGATGAAAGCTTTTGTTGATCGATGGCCCGCGCCCGAAGGCGTGAGCGTACCGCAATGACCGACATCGAGCGCCAGATCCTGCTCAACCAGATCGCCATCCTGGAAGCGCTGATCCCACTCGGATCGCGCGGCCCGGACGGCACCCGCGAGATCTTGCGCAAGCGTTACCGCGAGAGCGCTGAACTCATTCGTCAACATTCGCCCAACAAAACCTGAAGGATCCCACCGCCATGGATATCAAGGTCCCGCTGAAGATGCTCAAGTTCGGCCACGAAGACGGCGAGGGCATCAATGCCCGCGTCGCCGGCCGGGAAGACGGCATCGCCGCGCTCGCGGCCAATATTTTTGCCAACCGCTCCGACGACAATCCGTCCGGTTTGATCGAGAACTTGGTCGTGAAGGATGCCGGCGAGGGCTTCTATTCGGTCGCCAACGGCAACCGCCGCCTGGCAGCGCTGCGCATGATCGAGGCCGAAGGCTCGGAATTGCCGATCCCGTGCACCATGCACCAGGTCGACGAGACCAAGGCCTTCGAATATTCGCTGACCACCGCCATCACCGCCGAGCAGCTGCACCCGGTCGACCAGTACGAGGCGTTCGCCCGGCTCGAGGAGCACGGCAAGACGCAGGACGAGATCGCCCAGCAATACGGCATGAAGGCGCGGCAGGTGCAACAGGCGTTGGCGCTGGGGCGGCTCAGCCCGAAGATCCGCGACGCCTGGCGCAGGGGTGACATCAAGGCGGAGGTCGCCCAGGCCTTCACGCTGGCACTCGACCACGCCACGCAGGACAAGCTCTTCGCCAAGCTCGACAAGGCCCATGCCATTACGGTCCACAACGTCAAGCGTGAGCTCGGCGCCTACGCCACGGACGAGGAGATCACCCAGCTGCTGAACGTCGTCGGCACAGAGGCCTATCGGTCGGCTGGCGGCCACGTCACCGAAGATCTGTTCGGCACGTCGCACATCATCAGCGATGAGGCGCTGCTGAAGCACATGGCGCGCATGCTTCTGATCTCGAAGTGCGAGGAGTTCACCGCCTCGGGCTGGGGCTGGGCCGAGATCCTGTCCGATCTGCCGAACGGTGCGCGTTTCTGGCCAGTCTCGGAAGTGAAGACGAAGATCTTCGAGGGTGACGAGGAACAGCGTCTCGAACAGATCCGGGCGCGGCTGACGGCGATCGACGACAGCGACGAGATGATCACCGACGAAATCGAGCAGGAGCAAGATCGGCTCGCGGGTGAGGCGGACGCGATCGAGCAAGCTGTGAAGTTGCGCAGCTACACCGACAAGAAGCGCAAGCAGCTCGGCTGCATCGTCACGATCGAGGACGGCAGGCTGGTCGTGCTTGCCGGCATCAAGCGACCTGAGGAGGCGAGGGCACCAGCCCGTGACGATGACGACGCTAGCGGGACGGGATCGAGCAAGCCAGCAGCGCCGGCAAAGCTGGCTCCCGAGGAGCCGGAGATCTCGAACGCGCTGCTGCACCGCCTCTCGGTCCAGCTCACCCAGGCGGCCGCCACTGCGCTGATCCAGGACACGCCGCTGGCGCTCGCGGTGCTGCTCGCCGGCTTCGACACCTATGGCGGCAACGGCGTCAAGGTGTCCGTCAGCGGCCTCGGCATGGGGGGCTCACCGGGCAAGCTGTTCGGCCAGCCCGACGATCTGCCGCGCACGCTGGCGCTCGCATCGAAGCTGAAGCCGGCTGAGAAGCTGGACCTCCTCGTCCAGGTCGCTGCCGGCGCGTTGGACTTCCAGAACGCCGGCCTCAACGGCGGCGCCGACGAACACGACTCCGTCGTCTCGATCTGTAACGCCATCGAGCCGAAGGTGCTGAACGCCGCGCTGCGCGGTGCCTTCGATGCGAAGGATTACTTCGCCGGCGTCAACAAGGCGCTCTGCCTTAAGGCGATCGGGGAAGCGCTGGGCGCCGATGTTGCGCGACAGCAGGCCAAGAACTCGAAAGGTGAGATCGCAGCATTTGCGGCCGAGAACGTGCCACCGACCAACTGGCTGCCCCTGCAGCTGCGCGCCAAGGGCTATGACGGCCCGCCGGTGAAGAAGCCATCCGGCAAGGTCGCGCGCTCGGTGAAGGCGAAGAAGCCGGTCAAATCTGCCGCAAAGAAGGCCGCGAAGAAGCCCGCCAAAAAGCCGGCAAAGAAGAAGTAGCGCCGCTATGGCAGGCGAGGCGCACGACGGCATTGTCACCTTCGAGCCTCTGACGCTCGGCCGCGAAGCCGTGCTGCTCGGCAAGGTGAGGGTCGGTGAGATCATTCCGCTCGATGGCGGCCGGCACCAGGCCTGCTTCCGCCTGACCTTGCCCGATGCGAGTGCAAGCATCGCCTGGTGGCCTGTCGCCGACATCTCCGACGCGCGGCGGCTGGCGGCGAGCAAGATCAATGACTGGATGCTAGCGGCCGGCCTGGTGCCGGCGGGAGGGTGACGTGACATCGATTTTGAGAATGATTAGGCGCGCTGCTTTCGCTTACGCCGTGATCGGCCTGCTCACTTGGGCTGACTGGCATTTTGTCTGGCTCAAGGACGACAAGATGCCGCCTCCGTGGGATCGCGCCACTGTTTCGATGACGTTCGGTCCGTTCATAGCCCTGAGTTGGCCTTGGCAGTGGATGGCCTTCTATGAGCTCGGCACGTGGTCGTGGATGCCACCGACCCCGGACCAACTATACGGCTGCACGATTGAGCAACGGGCCCCGAACGGAGAATGTCAATGACTAACGAGTTTCACTGGCGCGATGGCTGGTATTTTGAGCGGACCCAGGACGGGGGCGTTCGGGTCCGAAATGACGCTATTGTTGAGTTTGTTATCCCCGCTAGCGAGTGGCCATCAATTGTAGCTGCAGTCTCGTCCCAAGGATCAAGTGGCGATGCTTACCGGCTAGCAACTGATCTCCATAACAATGGGGGCGGCGACGAATTAAGAGGCGCGTTCGCCTGCCCGATTTGCGGTAAGAATACGCCTCACCACCACACGTCTGATGAGGCCAAGCAGAACCGCCGCCCCACTATCGCGGCTATAATTGCCGATTGTCGCGAAGCGGCCGGACACTATCGTAAATACTTCGCGGCCGGAATGACCGTATCGGTTGAGTCCGTCGCAGACATCTACGAACGCTTAGTCGGCAACCTGGAGCGTGCGGCAGCCTCTCAGTCCCCGGCAGAGGGCGCGGCGGCAGATGTCATCGAACGGGTAGCGCGTGAGAACGTCTCAGACCCGGCAACGGATGACCTGACCGTTCCGCTTGCGATCAAACTGGCCGAGGTCGAGGCCGAGCGAGACAAGTGGCACCGTGTTGCCATGGAGGCCGGTGCGGTTACGTGCCAGGGCGGCGGTCACATCTACCCGCTCCGCGATCGGGTCAAACAGTTGGAAGCACAGGTCGAGAGTGCGAAGTGGCGCGGCATCAAGACAGCTCCACCGCGGGAAGCTTCACACCTCGAACTGCTGCGCCTTAGTATCGAGGAGCAATACCGCGACCGCCCGACGGGTTGTGGCACATCGTTCGGTGAAATTCTCTGTTGGGAGATTCACTCAAGAGGCATGACGTTTGTGTGGCTCGCTGAGAAGTGGGGCGTTGGCCTCGCCACGCTCGGTGAATTGGTGTGGGACCACTGCAAGCGTCTAGAAAGCGTGCCGGTCGTCAACCACGACTACCCGGCGCCGGAAACGACCGAGGGTGAGAAGTGGCAGGATATCGCAACCTTCGAGCCGCCTCCGTTCGATAAGGAACGCTGGTATCAGGACGTTTTTAGCTGTCTCGGCGCGAACGGCAATCACTTCATGGGCCAGATTTTCTACCGTTATACACAGTGCGGCGAGGGGCGCTGGAAGGACGAGCGCGGATGTGTCTGCAAGCCAACGCACTGGATGCCCAGCCCCTCGCTCCCATCGACAATGCTCGGATCTGTGGAGGGCGGCAAATGATCAAACAGCGCATCCCGACCGACTGCGCGATCTGCACCATCGCGATGGCTATCGAGCGGCCATACGAAGACGTAATGGAAGCAGCGATGAATTCTGATGCGTGGCACCCGGAGAAGGGAATGCGCGCAGAATTCAAGGTGCTTGAGCATTTCGGCTTTAAGCAGATGGTGAACTTCAGGGTAATGCATCGCGGCCCATTGGCGCCGGAATACTTCCTGCATTTTTCATGGGGTCGTCCCGCCATCTTGGCTGTCCCGAGCCTCAACATCGAGGGCATGTTTCATTCGGTATATTGGAGCGGTACAGAACTGCATGATCCTTGCACCTCAAAAACCTATTCTGAGTGGAAGGAGCTAAGGCCAGACGAGATCATTCTGTTTGGCGCTTCCCCGCTGACGCGCCCCGCACACTCTTCAACGGAGCGCGAACATGGATGAACTCAACAACAAGCCGCGTAGGCGCGTTGTCTTCATCGCCAAGATCGAAGCCGACGATTGGGCTCGTCTAAGCGACGAGCTTGCCCATATGTCCCGCGAAGTTGATCGCGGCTTCATGCGCAGCGTGTCCATCTCTGGCGGCTATTCGTGCGGGCACATCGTTGTCGCGTCGGAAGACGGCTCGATGGACCATGACAAGTGGTCCAAGGATCTGAACGAATATCTCGAACGCGAGCGCGCCGCTGCTTCCGAGCATTCTCCGGAAGTGCTTCAACCTGAGGATCGCAAATGACCGAACTAGAACAGGCGCAAGCCGACTTGGATGCCGCAATCGCCGAGCAGAAGGCGGCTGAGCGCGCCGTCGATTCCAAAATATCCAAGGTCAACGCCGCTCGATCGCGCCTGATTGAGGCCAAACGAAAGGTCGCTGCGGCTATTCCCGTTGATCGTTCCGCCCGCACGCTGACGGACGGTAGTCCCGTCACCGCAGATCACCGCGAGATCAACCCAGCGACCGGCCTACAGAAGGGCTACGTCGTCCTGAGCGAACAGGAGAGAGCAAAGGGTTTCGTCAGGCCCTATCGGGACGCTTACCGACACAGCAAGTGCGGCGCCATCACCACCATGAGCCGACCGCTCGCCGAGACATATGCGCGCGACCCCGAATTCTACAGCGCTACATTCTGCTCCACCTGCCGATCCCATTTCCCGGTCGGCGAGGACGGCGAGTTTACTTGGTACGAGATGGACGGCACCGAAGGGCCGAAGGTGGGCACATGAGCGTCCGCCTCGCGAAGCCTGAGCATGAAGTGCTCTATCAGGATCTAGTGAAGCTGCTGGGCCGCCACGCCGATAAAGTGACGTCCGAAGAGGTGCTGGCGATCGGCGCCAACATGCTCGGCAAGCTCCTGGCCTACCAAGACCAGCGCACGATGACCCGCGAGCGCGGCCTGGACATCATCATCAAGAACATCGAGGAGGGCAATCAGCAGGCCGTCGCCGAGCTGATGAAGAGCCGGGGGCGTGCATGAACCGCCCCGATCAGATCTCGACGGATAGCATGGGCGCGAACCGCCAGCAGAACACGTCAGACCGCTCGAAGGGCGGATCCTGATGGTTGCTTATTCCTACAAAGGCCGCTTCGTCGCCCCGATCCGTGTAGGCCTCGGCTTGGCGGTCCGAGACGAAGACCGCGAGCTCGGCAGCTACCAGCCCGGCCAGATCATCAAGCCGAAGAGGCAGACGGTCCGCTCCAACGGCAAGAAGCGCCACGCGCGGCCGGGTGAAACCGTGCAGCTGTACCATGCCCAGCGGTCGCCGAAGTGCTTCAAGATCGGCGAGGGCAGGTGCTCTCAAACGAGCGCGATCAGGATCTTCGTCGAGGCCGGCCGGATCGTCATCAATCCGAACTGTGATCACGAGGTCGTCTACAGCAGGGCGAAACAGCTGGATTCGTTCGCGCAGAGTGACGGCTTCCAGGATTGGCCGGACATGCAAGCCTTCTGGCGCGACGAACATGGTGATCTGAAGAAGCTCGGGCCGTTCGTCGGGGTGCTGATCGAATGGGTGCCTCTATGACCTCCAATTTCGATCTGCCCAAACACGCTTCCGACAAGGTAACGCGCGCTCTTAAAGACGTCCTGCAACTCACGGATGACCCTGGTGAGCATTTGCGCATCTGCCTGCTCGCGTCAGGTGTGTGCATCGGGGGCGCAGGGCAGGCAATGGCCCAACTCGCGAAAAACGACGGCGAGCAGATCTCCGACGTGGATGCAAAACTCGAGATCGTGAAGCTGCTCGAGGTGCTCGTGTCCAAGGGCGCCGACGCTGCGGTGAAGTACCTGGAGGGCAGCGGAGAATGAAGCCTTCAGACAAGATCGCCCAGCTGCAGATAGAGCGAGACGAGGCGGACCGCGCCGCCGGCGCGGCGATGCGAAGGATTGCCACTCTCGAAGACAATGAGCGCAAATCAGCGATGTGGCTCTCGGAGGCTAAGCGGGCAGAGGGCTATTCCGACAACACCTCGTTCGACGACGTTTGGGCAGCTGTCCGCGCCGAGCGCGATCGCCTGCGGGCGCTGGTCGCCTCAGATCCGGTTAAGGCTGACACCGATCGGCTTGATTGGCTCGACGCGGTGAACCAGCGCGCCAACGCGCGCAACGGTTCGAAGTATGGCTGGAAATTCGACATCAACCACAATCGCGCGGCGCTGACGGATAACAACATCCCGGCGCTGTCCATACGCGTCGCGATCGATTCCGCGCGCGACAAAAGGTGAGCTTGGTCCGATGAAACCGCCCGGCAAAACCACGCTCGCCCGCATGCAGCACACAGCCATGTCCGAGGCCGAGCGGATCGAGATCACCCAAGACTATTGGGTTAAGGATGGCCGCATCAAGGAGCCTGAGCCCCATCTCGTCGCGCGCCGAGATGACTTCGTAGGCATAGTCCGGTTGATCGACGCCATCAACAGCGATCAGGACCTCCTCGATCGCGTAAAGCGGCGTATGGCGGCCCAGGCAGCGGACGCCGCGGCCGCGTCGGCGGCGCCGCCCGCAGATGACGCAACGGACGATACCGAGGCCGCCGACTGATGGCCCGTATCACGGACGACGAACTCGACGACATCCGCGCCCGCAACCCGATCTCGGACATCGCCTCGGGCTATACGAAGCTGCGACGCGCCGGCGGGCGCACGGTCGGCGCGTGCCCGCTTTGCGGAGGCCGGGTGTCGTCCTCGCGCTTCGAAGTCTTCGAGAAGGATCAAGGTTGGGCCTGCGCGGCCTGTCATGAGGGCGGCGACGTGATCCGCCTGGTCGAGAAGGTCGAGGGCTGCGACTTCCGCGCCGCGATCGAGCGTCTCGGCGGCCGCACCGCAATCGACGCCGCTCGTGCCAAGGAACTGTTCGAGCAGCGCGAGCGCAAGCGCCTGGCGCGGGAGAAGACCTCGGCCGACTATCGCGAGGTCGAGCGGAAGCGGCTGCACCGGCTGTGGAAGCTGCAGGGCAGCAAGGGCGGCGGACAGAGCCTTCCGATTCACGGCACCATCGCCGCGCGCTACCTCGAAGGTCGCGGCTTGATGTTGCCAGAGCATTGTCCCGGTCTGCGTTTCATTCCCTTGATGCCATACTGGCACGGCGAGACCATCGACGAGCACGGCCGCAAGGCGGGCCCGCGCAAGATCCACGAAGGGCCAGCGATGGTCGGCGCCTTCATCCGGCCGGACGGCAAGTTCGGCGGGCTGCATCTGACCTGGCTGAACGTCATTATGTCACCCGATGACGTAACGCCGCCGGCGCCGACCAAGGCCGAGATCCTCGATCCCGATTCCGGCGAGATCCTCAACGCCAAGAAGATGCGCGGCTCCAAGACTGGTGCGTACATCGCCATTGTGATGCACGCCGCGCCGCGGCGTCTGGTGATTGGCGAGGGGATCGAGACCGTGCTCTCGGTCTGGACCGCGATGCACCAGGCCGGCCGCGAGCTCGACGACATGGCTTTCTGGGCCGCCGGCGACCTCGGCAACCTCGCCGGCCGGGCGAACAAGACGATCAACCACCCGACCTTGAGGCGGCCGAACGGCCAGCCCCAGAAGGTGCCCGATCGCTTCCCGGATCTGGAAGACCCTGGCTTGTCGATCCCCGATTCCGTCGAGGAACTGATCCTGCTCGGCGACGGCGACAGCGAGAGGGTGCTGACCGAGAACGCCATGGAACGCGCCGCGCGCCGTTACGCGCGGGAGGGGCGCGTGATCCGGATTGCGTTCGCGCCGTCCGGACTAGACTTCAATGATTTGCTGAGGGCGGCATGAGGGGGGCGAAGATACAAGCGATGGCGCGAATTGCGCGCGAGACAGACGCACTGGGCTTTAGTGAGTTTCCAAATTACATGCTCCCGAATATGCGCCAGTGGGCGGAGGATGGGCTCGTTGATCTCAGCACGGGCCCGACCGGCAATCGTGCAGTGATCACGGAAGCCGGCCGCGCTCTCGCCAGAAAGGCGATTGCGCCCAAATGACCCTCGAAGCCGTCCTCGACCTGGTCGACAACGCCCCCGCGTTCGTCGACGTCGACCCCGCAACCCTCGCGCAGGCTGAACGCAAGTTCGGACTCGATCAGCTCAACGCCGGCCTGGCACAGGTCCGCGACGCGGAGGGCGACGATCGTCTGCCGGCGCTGTCGGCGATCGCCGAGCAGCTCGGCCAGCTTGCGGCCGCCGGCGCGATCGACGAGCGGCTCGCCAAGGCCTCGCTCGAGGACGCCGCCGCCGGCGCCGGCTTGATCGGCGATCTCGGCGCCAAGCCAGTCAAGAGCGCAATTGCCGCCGGCCTGAAGCTGGGCAAGAAATCTCCCCGGGATCTGACCGAGGTGCGACGCGCCGCTTCAGCGGCGCTTGGAGCACCTCACATCAATGGGCGCCCGCGAGAGGCGGGCGACCGCACGATCTCTTCCCCCGCCTTAGCTTCCCCGCCGTCCCCGCCTCCCGGCGACGCAGACGATTCCGATCAAACCCTCGAATCTTCTTCATCTTTCGCTTCGTTCTCCCCCCGCACCCCCTCAGGGGAAGAAAAGGAGCTCGACGAAACCCTCGAAGACCATGAGGACGACGATAATCAAGGTCCTCCCGATGACACGATCAGCGATGAGACGTTCCGGGAGTGCGCTGGCCTTGATCAATCTGACGTCGACAACGGCAAGCGCCTGATCGCCTATTTTGGCCGCGACCTGATGGTGCGGCAGGAAGACGATGTTGCGGCCGGACAGATGCTCGCCTGGACCGGCACGCACTGGGATCTCGCCGGCGGCGAAGCGCTGGCGCACCTGATCGGTCAGCGCGTTGGCGATCTAATCAAGCTGGAAGCGGCCTACATCGAGTTCTCGAATTCGGAGGCGCGCGCGGTCAATGCGGCCGAGGCGGCGGCCAAGGAGCTGAAAGACCTCGTTCCTGATGACACACCCGAACAGCTTGCGAGGGTTGAGGAACTGACGGCGCTCGTCGCTGCGGGGAAAAAGGCGCGGACAGCGCTCTCGACGCGGCGCGCCAACCGCAAGAAGTGGGGCATCTCGACCAAGAATGCCGGCCGCATCGCCGCAATGATCAAATGCGCGGCGCCTCACCTTCGCCGGCACCCGGACGCCTTTAACGCCGATCCGCTCAAGGTCGCCACGAAGACCCACACGCTGTCGTTCGTGCCGGTGATGGACCCGGAGAACCCTGATCCTGATGGGAAGCGGCCGCTGATCAAGGATGGTCGCGTCCAGTACGAGCTCGTCGCCAAGCCTGGCCACGATCGCGAGGACCTGCTGACTGCGGTCATTCCCTATGCGTACGAGAAGGGCGCGACGGCGCGCGAATTCAACATCTTCCTAGATCTGTTCCAGCCTGAGGCGGAGAAACGTCGTACCGTGCAGCAGTACTCCGGCATGAGCCTGACGGCCCAGCCGGTGCAGCGCGTGATGTTCCACACCGGCACCGGCGGCAACGGCAAGAGCGTCTTCCTCGAGGTGCTGGCGCGCGTGTTCGGCGACGGACTGTCGGTCGGTGTGCCGGCGGAAACCGTCTCCGGCGTAGTGGCGAACAATCCGAGCGCGCCCACGCCGGACATCGCGCGCTGTTATGCGAAGCGCTACTTGAGAATCGCCGAGCTCCCGAAGGATGCTCCGCTCAAGATGGAAACCATCAAGAAGCTCACGGGCGGCGAGCGCTGGCCGGTGCGAACGATGTACAAGGGCTATTTCGAATTCAAGCCGACGGCCAAGCCTCATATGAGCGGCAATGGCGAGCCGAAGTTCGATGGCTCGGACGGCGGCATGCGCAGGCGTCTTGCGATCGTCGAGTGGTCAGTCACGCTACCGCCTGAGAGGCACCGCGATTTCGAAGATGTGGTTTCCGAGATCGTCGCCGAAGGCCCCGGCATCCTCAACTGGCTGATCGCTGGTGCGCTCGATTTTCTCAACAACGGCTTCATCCTGTCCGAGGATGTGCTGCAGACCACGGCGGAGCACTTCGCCGAGATGGACCCCGTCGGCCAGTTTGCCGACGCGCATGTGAAAGCCGACGCGGGCGGACCGGGCGTGCCGGCGCGCCAGATGTTCCTTGCCTACAAAGCGTGGAGCGAAGCCAACGGCAAGGCGCACATGCACGAAACGCGGTTCGGCAGAACGATGAAGAAGAAGTTCAAGCGCGATGATAGCGGTCGCATCCATCGCTACGTCGACGTCGCACTGCACGACGTGCCCGAAAGCCCAACTCAACCGGGCTCGCAATCTTCACCTCCCAATGATGGTTATCAGCCGCCGACCAACTATCCCGGCGATGAGGAAATCTAATCAAGGAGGACATCTCTGTTGCAAATAGGTCACCGAGGGTCGCGGCTTTTGCGAGGGTTTGACGAGGGTTCGTTTCGTTCGGTCGTAAACCCTCGTCATTCGACATGTGCTTGTGCCGCAATGGCTTTTGCTATCGCGTCGAGGGTTTCGAGGGTCTCGCGCGCGCATACACATGCGAGAGAGGAAGAGGACGCACATGGCGTCGCGAGACAATGGTGACCAGTAAATGGATGGAATGGACTCAGGCGTTACACGGATAAACCCTCGATACCCTCGCGCTCTCCATCTAACCATCGAAGATCATTTACCGAATTAAGATCTAGACTCTCTACCAAACCCTCTCTCAACCCTCGCAAACCCTCGAAAGAAACAGAAATGCATAAACTCTAACGTTTTTCCTGTTCGAAGCTCTGGGCAGGCTTTCGAACTACACACACCGGAAAACTGTACCAATCGGGTACAGTTTTCTGACGGCCAGCAAATCGACAGGGAAAATCGAGATGTTGGAGCTATCGAATGAAACCGATCGCGGAAGCGTTCGAAGATCTATCGCCAGAGGTGCGTGCAGAACTGCTCCGGCCTGCGCAGTCGCGTGATCCGCGCTATGCCGAAATCGTCGAAGGGTTGGTCCCGAGGTGGTACGTCGTTGAGGTTTTCGCTTCGGCGCAAGCCGAGGTGGCCGAGACGCTGATCGGCCATCGCTTTGGGGTGTATGTGCCGGAAGTCGAGGAGACCGTCGTCAGGCGCGGTCGCAAGTTCGATCGGTGCGTGCCGATGTTCTCTGGCTATCTCTTCGTGTTCATGTGGTACAGCGACGCGCACTGGCAGTGCATCAGCAGCATTCCGGGTGTCGTCGAGATCGTCGGCTCATTGACCGATGCCGAGATCGATGTCGTTCGAGCCATGGAAAACTTGAAGCGACCCGTGATCATCGACGTCGAGCCAGAGCCCGAACCGGCGCCGGTCGTGCGAGCGAAGTCCAAGAAAAAGCGGCGCTGGAAGAACCGCAAGGGCGCCAAGGCCAAGGCGCAGGTGAAGCCGAAGGTGATCACCGAGGCCTATCTACGGTCCCAGATCGTAACTACCCGTGCATGGTCGGCGTTCGATGACGTACTACAGCTTGACAGTGAGGGAAGGAATCAGACCTTGATGCGCGCCTTGGGCCTGTCCTAGTACCGACCGCATCACACGGAACGCCGGAACGGACGCCCATCGAAGCAGAGGTGATGCTTCACAAATCCGGCAATGTGCCCAAAGCAATCTATCCGAAGCCCCGAGGCGGAAACGTCCGGGGCTTTCGTGTTTGCGTAGGTTGTGCGGTAGCTGGTTGTGCAGTTACCGCTGCCCTCCTTGGGCGTTTCCTCCCTAGACTTGGGCCGCTTCCTGATCGGAGCGGCCCAATCTTTTGTAGGTGATCGATGGCTGGAAGGTTGCGTGTACTCGGCCAGAAGCTGGCGTCATCGACCCGCCACAGGCTGAGCCTACCGGGCAAGAAGGTCGACGGGTTCTACACGTCGCCGGCTTGGCGTCTGCTCTGCGACGAGATCAAGCGGGAGCGCTGGCCGATGCTGCTGCAGCGTCAGGGTCATTGCTGCGAAGATATCGATTGCCGTGCGAGGCACACGCCGACCACCCGCATCTTCTTCGATCACATCAAGGAGCGACGTGACCGTCCGGACCTCGAGCTGGTCAAGTCCAACATCATGGGCCGCTGTGGCTCATCGCACAGCAAGAAGACCGCCATCGAGCGCGCCAAACGTTATCAGCAGGGATAGGGGGTTTAATTCCCTCGAGACACCTCCTCGTAACCGCACATCCCCTCATACGCGTAAAATTTTTATTCTGGGCTGTAGGTTTGAATCAGCCCCGATTAATCAATGGAAATCAAACGTGGCTGAAACGGCAGTGAAAACAGCGAAGGACGGGTCTCGCCGCGGCGGGGCACGGCCCGGTGCTGGCCGGAAGAAGCGGGAGCTGTCGGCGCCGACGTCTCTGTCCGAGCTCGAGCTCAAGGCGTTACTCGCCGAGCCTGCTCCGGAGGAGATCGATGGCCTGGCGCAGCGTCATGCAGACCTCGCCATCGAGACGCTGGCGCGGCTGATGATCTATGGCGGCAGCGAGGCCGCGAAGATCACGGCCGCGAAAGAGATCCTCGACCGCGGCTATGGCAAGCCAGCCGTCGAGATCGGCGGCGACGCTGCCATGCTGCCGTTCATGATGGCGCCGCAGGCTGCGCCATCGCTAACAGACAACGTCCGCACGCAGGCGCGCAAGTACGCGTCCGTTGCTGTCGCCGTGCTGCGCAAGATCGCGCAGGACGGCCAGAGTGAGACCGCGCGCGCCGGCGCTTCCAAGGCGCTGCTCGATCGCGGCCTTGGTACAGTCGGCAAGGCCCGCATGCCTGACGAGCAGCGTGATCGTCCGCTCGGCAAGAAGGAGGAGGCCGCGCAAGCCGCAGCAGCCGCGGCGACCGGCCGCCTCGCGACGCCACGTCCGCCGCGTGCGGTGACTGATCAGCTGCAGTGACGCCGAGTTGGACGACCGCGTGTCCGGATTGGGCACAGCGCATTGTCAATCGACAGTCGCTGCTGCCGTTCGATCCGCTTTTTCCGGAGGAGGCCGAGGCCGCGCTCGCGATCTATCGGGATCTCATCCTGGTCGACGTGGCCGGCAAGCCGACGATGGAGCAGGCCTGCTTGCCGTGGGCCTTCGATCTGCCGCGCGCGCTGTTCGGCTCCTACGATCCGGATTCCGGCCGCCGGCTGATCCGGTACTATTTCGAGTTCGTGGCGAAGAAGAACGCCAAATCCACCCGCGCCGCGGGCATCATGGTGACGGCGCTGATCCGCAATTGGCGGGAGTCCGGCGAGTTCTACATCCTCGCGCCCACCAAGGAGATCGCCGACAATTCGTACATCCCGGCGCGCGACGCCATCATGGCCGATCCGGGTCTAAAGGCGATCCTAAAGCCCAGCGCCGGCCGCATTATCGAACATCGCAACACTGGCGCCTTCCTGAAGGTGGTGGCGGCGGACAGCGAAACGGTCACCGGCAAGAAGACGATCGGGCTCCTGGTCGACGAGCTCTGGCTGTTCGGCCATCGCAGCGGCTCCGAGACCATGCTGAACGAGATCGAGGGCGGTCTCGCATCGCGGCCGGAAGGCTTCGTGATTTATCTGTCGACCCAGTCGAACCGGAAGCCTGCCGGCATCTTCGAGCAGAAGCTGAACCGTTTCCGCGATATTCGCGACGGCAAGCTGGTCGATCCGACCAGCCTGCCGCTCCTGCACGAGTTTCCAAAGAATCTGCTCGAAAGCGGCGAGTACAAGAAGCCGGAAAACTGGCACATCCCGAATCCGAACCTGACCAAGTCGGTCGATGTCGAGTACATCCGCCACAAGCTCAGCGAGGCCGCGCGTTCCGGCAAGGCCTCCGTCATCGACATTGAGGCCAAGCACCTCAACGTCCAGGTCGGCACGGCGTCTGGCGTTGACGGCTGGGCCGGCGCCGAGATTTGGGATGAGGGCGTTGAGGAGGTTTTAACCCTTGACGAGATCTTGAACCGATCGGAAGTCGTCACCATCGGCGTCGATGGCGGCGGTCTCGATGACCTGCTCGGGGTAGGGGTCATCGGGCGAGAGAAGGGCACACAGCGCTGGCTCGGCTGGGCGTGTGGCCTGATCTCGACGATCGGCATCAAGCGCCGCAAGGTCAACGCGACCGAGTATGTGAAGTTCAAGCGTGCCGGCGAATTGATTGTGTTTCGGTTCGCCGGCGAGGTCGATGGCGTGAGGACCTTTGAGGAAGATGAGAGCCCCGAGATCGCCGAGCTCGCGGAGGGTGCGCTCGAACCCTCGATCGAACCTGGCGCGTTGCCGCCCGACATCCAGTTCGTGGTCAACCTGGTCAAACGCATCCAGGAGCGCGGACTGCTCGCGCAGGTGGGCGTCGACGCCGCCGGTATCGGTGCCATTGTCGACGCGCTCGCCAAGATCGGCGTGACACAGGATGCGGAGACTCTCGACGCGGTCCGCCAGGGCATTGCGCTGATGGGCGCGATCAAGACCATCGAGCGGAAGCTCGCCGATCGCAGCTTTGTTCACGGGGATCTGCAGCTGCTCGCATGGTGCGTTGGCAATCTGAAGATCGTACCGACGCCAACCGCGATGCGCGTCGCTCGCGACGAATCCGGTTTCGGAAAAGTTGACCCGGCGATGGCGCTGTTCAACGCGTCGCATCTGATGAGCCTCAATCCCGAGAGCAATACCAAGCGCTCGGCCTATGAGGATCGCAATCTCTTGGTGGTTTGAGAACATGTTGCTGCAGAGATTACGATCGGCTTCGCGCCGCACCGGCGCGGCACTGGTGCGAGTGGCCGCGGCGCTCGCGTCGCCGATCGGCTTTCGCGAACTCATGCTATTCGCCGGCGCGGGTCTGATCGGCTTCGGCGCTGCCCAGATCTATCCGCCGGCGGGGTGGGCGTTGCCCGGCCTGATCCTCGCCGGCGTTGCTATCTTCGGGGTGCGTAGCTGATGGGTGGACTGGTCACCTTCGCGCCGTCGCGACTCGAGGTCACCCGCTCGGATGAGTTTTCGCGCGGATTTCTGCCGGCGCTTGGCGGTATGGTGTCATCGGCGGGGGTGAACATCACCCAGTCGACGGCGATGAGCATCTCGACGGTGTTCGCCTGCGTTTCGATCCGCTCCAAGGATGTCGCGCGCTGCCTGCCTCGCCTCGTGAAGGAGGACTCGGCGCGCAGCGAGAAGCCGGTTAAGGATCACCCGGTCGCGAAGCTATTCCTGCGGCCGAACTGGATCCAGACCTGGGCCGAGTTCGCGCTGCAGATGAACGCGGCCTATTTGCTTCGCGGCAACGCCTATGCGGTGATCCTGCGCAATGCCAAGCAGCAGCCGGTGGCGTTGATCCCGGTCAATCCGGATTGCGTCACGCTGCTCGAAGCTGTTGACGGCTCGCTGTTCTACCAGGTCACGCGATCCGGTCTGTTCCAGATGGCGGCGTTGCGTGGTCAGCCGATCGCAATCCCGGAGGAGGACGTCTTCCACCTGCGCGGCATGTCCTTCAACATGCTGCTCGGCATCTCCATCATCAGCATCGCGCGGGACAGTCTCGGCCTCGCGATGGGGCTGGAGCAACAGGCCTCGCGCTTCATGAAGAACGGGGCGCGGCCGTCGGGTGTGCTGCAGTCGGATAAGACGCTGTCGGAGGCCGCGGCGAAGCGGCTGCGCACCCAGTGGGAAAATCTGCGGGCTGGCCTCGACAATGTCGGCCGCACCGCGATCCTCGAGGATGGCGTCAAATGGAATGCAATGCAGCTCTCGTCGGTGGATCTCGAGTTCATCGCGCAGCGCAATTTCAGCGTCGGAGAGATCGCCCGCTGGTACGACATGCCGCTCTATAAGCTGGGCGTGCCGCAGGAGATGGCCCGCATCAAGTTCGACGATGCCGATCAGGCCTACGTCAATACCACGATCATGCCGGACCTCGATCTGTGGGAACAGAAGTTCGTCCAGAAGTTCGACCTGGACGAGGAGGGGCTGACAGCGGACTTCGATGAGCGCCGGCTGCTCCGCGCCGCCGAGGCGACACGAGTCAACAACCAGCGTCTCAAAATCATGTCGGGAATTTCAACGCAAAATGAATGCCGCGCCGAGAACGGTGATCCGCCGCTGGAAGGCGGCGATGTGCTGCTAACGCCGGTGAACCTGGCGGCGTCGGGCTCCGATATGACAGGGAGCGCGCCGGATGGCGCGGGGCGCCCGTCGAACGGCACGGCGCCCGATCCCGGCGCGCCGAACGCGACGCCGAAGAAAGTCGTGCCGTACCTGGTCAAGGACCAGAGCACGGCTGTCCAGCATCTCCTTGCATCTCCGGAACCGCAGCAATGACGATCTACAAGGCATTGTCCGCGAACGTCGAGCCCGTCGGCGATCGTCAGGTGCGCGTGATCTGCTCGACCGGCGAGGAGGACCGCGCCGGCGACATCGTCGTCCAGGAGGGCGGTGATCTCACGGCTTATCGCGAGAATCCGGTCGTGCTCTGGGGCCATGACATCAGCAAGCCGGCGTTGGCCCGCGCGATCGAGATCGACGTCGTGGACGGCAAGCTGCAGTCACTGGTCGATTTCGGGCCGGAAGGCATCGATCCGCTGGCGGAGATGGTTCTCGCCAAGGTCAAGGCCCGCATTCTGAACGCGGTCTCGATCGGCTTCACGCCGCTGAAATCCGAGCCGCTCGATCCCGGCAATCCGAAGAAGGGACCGCAACGGTACACCATGTGGGAGCTTGGCGAATTCTCGTTCGTCAACGTTCCCGCCAACGCAGGAGCTCTCACGGTGGCACGCTCGAACTCGGCAGCATCGGCGCAGTGGAAGGTCGGTGCCTCGCGCAATCTCCCGGTCCTCGCCACCAAGGCCCAGACGCGCGACATCGCGGCGAAATCGATCCTGGATCATGCGGAATTCTCGGGCGATCACCCGAACTCGGCTTTCGCGCGCAAGGGTTTCCTGGTTTACGACGCGGCCGATGCGGAGAGCGACGGCGCCTATCGGATTCCGTTCGCCGATGTTGTCGACGGCCGGCTCAGCGTCACCGCCGCCGGTCTGGCGGAGGCGAAGGCACTGCTCGCAAAATCCGATCTCCCTGACGACGTCGCCGCGAAGGCGGCCGCGGTTCTCGATCATTATGAGGCAAAAATGAGCAAGACAGCCGAGACGGAAGGCGCGACGACGGTCACCAAGGATAGCAAGACCCCCGTGATCAAGAGCCTCTATGACGTCGCCTCGCTGGCCTACGCGCTTTCGAATCTCGGTTATCTGCAGTTCAGCGCTGCATGGGAAGCCGAGGCAGAGGGCGACGGCTCCGGCGTGCCGGCGATGCTTGCGGAGGCGTGCCGCCAGGTCGGCGATGCGCTCGTCGCGATGACCGCCGAGGAGGTCGGCGAGCTGCTGGCCCAGATGGTGCCTGAGAGCGACGATGCGGTCGCCAAGGGGCTCTGCACCAAGGATGCGAAGCCGCTGGTCAAGGCGCTCGCGATCGTCGAGGTCAAGGCCGGTGCGACCTTCTCCGCGGCCAACCGCAAGATCATCAAGGGCGTGCATGCAGCGCTGGTCGAACAGTGCTCCGCCCTCAACGACATGCTCGGCGATAGCGAGGACAGCTCGGCCGCCGATGACACTAGCGCGTCCGACAAGGACAAGTCGGCGGACGAGCTTCGACAGAAGCGCCTCCGCGAAGTCGATCAGTTGGCCATCACGCCCGTCTGATCGGTCCGTTCTCTGCCGGCGACATGTCGGTCCTGCCCATCATCACCGGCTCCTGGGCAAGGCCTCATTCACAGGATTTTTGACCATGAAACTTCGAATGTTCCATCTGGTGGCGTTCGCCGCCATCGTCGCGATCGCGACCGTCGCAGTGATCGGTTTCGACATCACCCCGCTCGCGCATGCTCACGGCGTCTCGCAGTTCGTCGCCGAAGCCGGCGCCGCGGCCCTGCAGGTCAAGATGACCGATCTGCTCAAGAAACGGAACGAGGCCTATGAGGCGTTCACCGCGATCGCCACCAAGGCGGATTTCAATCCGGCCACCGACCAGGCCGATTACGATGCCAAGAAGAAGGCCGTGACCGACCTCGATTCCGAGATCACGCGCGCCAAGGACGCGCAAGAGCTCGCAGCCAAGTCGGCGAAGCCCGTCGCCGGTCAGGAGCGGGAGACCGTCCCGGCCTCGGTCGAAACCGACAAGTACGTCAAGGAGAAGTCGTTGCTGCTCGGCGGCGTCGCCAAGATGATTGGCGTCGGTGGCGGCAACATCTTCGGTGCCCGTCAGGCCGCGACCGAGATCTATGGCGAGAGCCACCCGGTCACGCGCGCGCTCGTCACCTCGCAGGGTGCCTCCGGCGGCTTCCTGGTGCCGCCCGACGTCATGAACGAAGTGATCCCGTTGCTGCGCGCCAAGGCTATGGTGCGCAGCGCCGGCCCGCGCGTGATCCCCATGCCCCGCGGCACCATGACGCTTCCCGGCGCTGCTTCGGCAGCAACCGCCGGCTATGGTCCGGAGGGCGGTCGCATTTCGGCCTCGCAGCAGTCGCTCCGCTCCATCGTCGCCAGCTTCAAGAAGCTGACCGCCCTGGTGCCGGTGTCGAATGACATGATGCGCTATGCCGATCCGGCGATCGACGCCTTCGTGCGCGATGACCTGGTGCTGGTGATGGCGCTGGCCGAGGACAAGAACTTCATCCTGTCCGACGGCACTCAGGATACCCCGCGCGGCTTCCTGTCCTTCGCCAATGGTCACGTCGCGGCCAATGGCGGCACCGCCGGCGTCTGGAGCACCTCGGCCAACTCGGTCTTCGCGGTGAACGGCGCTGACCCGGCCAATGGCACCGGCGGCAACTTCATCACCTCGAACCAGACCTATACGCTCGCAACCGTTGCCGCGGAGCTGGGCGGGGCCGTCAACCGGCTCGACCAAGCCAACGTGCCGGAGAACAAGCGCGTCTGGTTCATGAATCCGCGCTCCTGGAACTATCTGAACAACGTCCAGAATTCGCTGGGCGTCTACGTCTACCGCGACGAGCTCAGCAAGGGCCTGCTGCTCGGCTATCCCGTCAAGAAGTCGACCCAGATCCTCACCACGTATTGGAATGCCGATGGCTCCAACAAGGATCTGTCCTTCGTCTTCCTGGTCGAGATGACCGAGGACATCCTCCTAGACTCGATGCAGCTCGAGCTCGCCGTGTCCCGGGAAGGCATGTACGTCGCCGCCGATGGCTCGACGCGCTCGGCATTCCAGAACGACGAGACGCTGATCCGCGCCATCGCCGAGCACGATCACCAGATGCGGCACCAGGCCTCGGTCGCCGTGATCCAGGCAGTGCGCTGGGCGCCGGCGATCTCCTGAGCGGCGCCCTAGGCACCGCTCTCCACGCGCCGGCGCAGCGCTTGGCCGCCGGCGCGTAAGTCTCCGCAACCTCATTCCCGAAGGGATCATCAGCAATGAACACGATTGTTCTCCAGCGCGACGTCGGCTCGCTCGGCGCGATGAAGCGCCTCACGGCGGCCGCCTCCGCGACCGCAGCCTCGACCGGCGATTCCACCACCACCACGGGCGCGACCATCGACCGTATGGGCTTCGGCGCCGGTTCTATGCCGAATACGCTGGCCGCCGCGGTCGCGTGGGAAGCGACGCTGGCCACCGGCAAGACCTTGTCGATCGGCTATGCCTGCCAGGACTCGGCCGACGGCAACAACTGGTCGGATTACCAGACCGGTACCTATGCCGCGGTCGCGACCGGTTCGACGGCCGCCTCGGCCCTGGCCGGTGAGTTCGAGGTCTCGGTCAACCTGACCTCTGCGCGCCGCTATGTGCGGTTCAACTTCGCCGAGGATCTCTCGGCGACCCAGACCGACACTTCCGCCGCCCGCGCTGTGGGCTTCTTTGCCGGCTTCGATCGCCTGCCGGCCTGATGAGCGCGACCTCTCAACCGGGCGGGCCGGCCACGGCCGTCTCGCCCGAGATCGCGGCGCGCCTCGAGCGTGCGCGTCAGCGCTCGGTCATGATCTGCACGCCGGTGGCCCGCAACCCGGTCTGGCAGTATACGGCATCGCTGGCCTCGACGCTGCTGTTCCTCAAGGAGCAGGGCATTCGCTGCACCTTCCAGTTCGTCGTCGGCGGCTCCGTCATTCACAAGGCCCGCAACGAACTCTGCGCTCACTTCCTGATGAGCGACTATACCGATCTGCTGTTCGTCGATGACGATATGGAATGGTCTCCGAACAGCGTGCTGCGCGTGCTGGCTTCCGACAAGCCTGTCATCGGCGCGGTGGGGCGCATGCGCGTCCAGAAGCCGAATTCCGATCCGGCCGTGTGGTGCTGGCGGCCGCTCCATCAGGCCAGGGCGCTCAACCAGGATGAGATGGGCGCGATTGAGGTGAAGGGCGTTGGCGCTGCCTTTCTGCTGATCAATCGCGGCGTGCTGTTCGAGATGGCGAAGCAGCGCCCGAGCTGGAAGCGCGCTGGCGCGCATGACTGGCCGCAGGAGCTGCGCGATCATTATTTCGAGTTCTTCCGGACCGGCGAGGAGGGCTCCGACGCCGAGATCGGGGAGGACTACCTCTTCTGCAATCGGTGGCGCGCGATGGGCGGTTCGGTCTGGGTCGACCCGACCATCGCGCTCGGCCACGTGGGTTCATTCAATTATCGCGGCTCGATCGAGGAGCTGCTCGCAGCGGCTCCGGAGGAGGGAAACAATGTCCATTCGTGATCTGCTCGAGGCCAAGGCCCATGCGCTCGCCGAAGAGATGGCGACCGCGCCGACTGTGCTGCATCTGCAGGCGGCCGCCCATCATCTGACCGTCGAGCTGCGGCGCGAGCTCGACACGTTGATTGCAGACTTTCGCCCCGCCGGCGCCGAAGTGAAGCGCGAGACGGCTCCGGCGCCTGCCGAGGCGCCGGCGGCAGAGGCTGCGCAAAGCGACGCCGCGGCGCCGCCGACCGCTGCCATCGAGCAGGCCGGGCCCGCTATCGTTGAACCCGCTGCCGCCGCGGAGGTCGCGTCGTGATCGGCGTCCGTTTCATCCGCGCTGTGCGTCCCTACGGGGCGGGCGACATAGCGATGTTGCCGGATGATGCCGCCCAGGCTGTTATCGACGCCGGCGATGCCGAGCTCGCCGAGCTGCCCAACGCCCCTCACGCCCATGAGGCCGGTTATCGCCCTGCCGTCACCAAGCCGCTTCAGCCGGCTTCCGCCGGCCGCCAGGGCTATCAGACCAAGAAGGGACGCTGAGCCATGGCCGATCCGTACAAGAACGCTGGCGGCGATCTGCAGAGCTTCGGCCGTCGAGGCAAGGTGATCACGCCTGGGGCCAGTGATCTCACCGACGTGGCGAAGGGAATTGTTGTGCTTGCAGCCGGTGATGCGACAGTCATTCCCGTCGACAATGCCGATGCCGGCACGCTCACCTTCACGGGTCTGTCGGCTGGCCAAATCATTCCCTTCCAGGTGCGCCGCGTGACCGCGGCGACCGCAACGCTTGCCACGATCGAGGGCTGAGACCCGTGCCGTCGCTAGGGTTGAAACTTTCACTCCCAGCCAGAGGCCTTGGGTTAGTGAACAACGTGCCGTCGTGGGTGCTGCGCTCCAGCGGCATCGCGGCGGCTGCCGATCTGGATTTCCAGAACGGTCAATATTACGGCGGCCAGCTCGCTTCGTTGCTGACATGCTCGCGGGCTTCTACAGGTTACGCGAAGAACAGCGGCGGTCTGCTTATCTCATTCGCGAACGACGCTCTTCGCATTACCGATCTTGGGCTCCTCATGGAGGAGAGCAGAACCAACGCGCTGGCGTGGAGCAATAATCCGCCGAATTGGAGTATTCCGCAGGTGGGCTGTTCCGCCGCCCAGAACGTAGTCGGACCGACAGGTACGGCGAACGAAGCGTGGACCATCACTCAGACCGGGGCGAACGCTTCGGACAGTCGATATCAGAACAACGCTGCGGTAACGAGCAGTTCGAACACCTACAGGATTTCATGCTTCGTCAAGAAGCAAGCCTCAGTGGCTGCATATCCCGCCTTAAAGGCTTTGTTCACGGGTGGGACGCAAGTTGATACAGGCATCGTCATTGATGTCGTCAATGGTGCGGCGACTGCACTGAACGGATCAGCCACCAACATTTCGGTTGAAGATTACGGAAGCTTCTGGCGGGCGTCGTTTTCTGTGGCCGATAATGCGACTGGTAACACGCTGCTCGCATATTCATTTTATCCGGCCTGGAACGCTAGCTACAGCATCACAAAAAACACGGTTAGCGGAGCAGCGAACGTCTTTGCGTTCGGGCAGCGGGAGCTTGGAGCGTTTACAACCTCTTACATCCCGACGACTTCATCGAGCGCGTCAAGGTCAGCTGATGTAATTAATGTCGCTGGCTCGCTGGCTTCTTTGCTCGCGAATTCTTCGAGCGGCTCGGCTTATGGCTCAGCCGCTGGGTTGCCTACGACCAGAACCGGCAACGCCGCGATCCTATCATCGTCGCCCGCGCTACCGTTGTTCATCAATGCGACCGGAACGGGCAAAGCAGCAACGTTTAACGGCACCAATTCCATCACGCTCGCCAACGCGAACACTTGGAGCGCGGGTGCAAAGGCAGTGCTCGGCTGGGATGGGTCTGGCCGGTCGATAGTCTCTACCGGCAATTCGCTGTTGAGTGATGCCAACACAATCGGCTTGGGCGCCAGCGTTTCTCTGGCTTCTGGCGGCAATGCGTTGAACGGATATCTGCGGAGACTGGCCGTCTGGTCGTCTCGCCTCTCTGACACAAACCTAACCGCGCTAGCAGCGTAAAGGACGAACCATGAAGCTTCATTTGATGCAATTCGACACTGAGCAGGCTGCAATCGACGACGGCTCGGTCGGCGCGTTCCATGCGCCTTACCAGAACGAATTTTTCCCCGGTGGATGGGACCAGAGCCGCACTTTCCCGAATACGTCGGTCTTTATCACTCAGGCACTCCAAGCCGGGTTCTGGATCATCATCGCGCTCGATGACAGCAACACGACGCTGGCGCAGCACTCCGGTTGCCGTCTCGCGTGGGACAACGAAAGCGCCGTGATCCTCGGCGGCACCTATACCGGCAACGATATGTCAGCGTTGTTCGTCTCGCCCGTGCCGGCCGGCGCGTACAATCCTTGGAACGGCGCTGCGCCGGAGTAGTCCACTCCCTCAGGGTTGGCGGCCGCTCCCTGGACGCTCCGCGACATCATCATCGCTGGCGGTTGACGACAAGGTACCAACCGATCGCCGCGACCGCTGCGACGGCCAAGGTTGGGATGAGCGGCTCTCCCTCCACGACCGCGAGAGTCGCGCCGGTTGCGATCAAAATCGCGACGGCCCAGAAGTCATCCATGGTTCTTGGCTGCCTTCTCTTGTCGATCGAGCTCGTGCTCGACGGCGTCACGGATGAACTGAGCCATGCCGCGATCGCCGACCAGCGCGCGTATGCGTTCGCGGAGATCTTCGGTGAGGCGCACGTTGGTAGGTTGAGCGCCGAGGGAAGGGCGGCCGACAGTCCTCTTCTTCGCCATGGTTGAGCAGCTCCATAAAATTGCAGCGAATCTGGCAAGCATCTATCTACCACGGTTAAGCAATAACGGCGCCGTTTATTGCGGTGATTTACGGCGCCGTTTATTGCTTTGCGGATGAAGCTGCGAAAGCTCATCCGCCGATATCAGAATGACCCGCTGTCGAGCTGGCACAAGCTGCGCTACGCTACCCGGCAGAACCATCGCAACCTTCTGCGCCAGATCGATCGCCGCTACGGCCATGTCCGGCTGAAGAAGATCAAGGGCCGCACGCTGCTGAAATGGCATGCGCAGTGGCTCGACGGTACCAAGTTCTCGGCGGCCCGCGCCTTCATCAAGAAGATCCGCGTTCTGTTCGGCTACGGGCTCACCATCCTCGAGGACAGGGAGTGTGCGCGTATCCGGCAGGTGATGACGGCGATGCGCTTTCCCGGCTCGCCCAGGCGCAAGCAGCGCATTACCTTGGAGCAAGCAAGCGCGATCATCCGTACGGCACATCGCGTGCGCGACGGCGCGGTGGCCTTGGCGCAGGCCTTCCAGTTTGAGCTGATGCTCCGGCAGAAGGATGTGATCGGCGAATGGATGCCGATCGACGAGGAGGGTGAGGGCTACGTTGTCGACGGTGACGAGACCTGGTCGCGCGGCCTGCTCTGGGAGGAGATCGACGACGACCTGGTGCTGCGTCATCGCACCAGCAAGACCGGCAAGATCGCCGTTTTCGACCTGAAGCTCGCCCCGCTGGTCCTGGCCGAGCTGAGGCGCAGGAACCGGCCGGAGTGCGGCCCGATCATCGTCTCGCCGGCGACAGGCCAGCCCTATCGGGCGCATCAATTCCGCCGCGCCTGGCGCGAGATCGCGCGCGATGCCGGCGTTCCCGACGACGTCTTCAACATGGACAGCCGCGCCGGCGCCATCAGCGAGGCCTTTGATGCGGAGGCGGATCCGGACTTCATCCGCACGGCCGCCACCCACAGCGAGCTCGCCACCACGCAAGGCTACAACCGCGGTGATGAGCTCGCCCGATCGCGCAAGGTGGCGCGAGCACGGATCCGGAAACGGCCGGCGACAACGCAGCGCCGCACAACAAGGGTAGGGGCCCGACGTCCCGCACAACGATCGCGCGGCGCCCTCGCGGCTGCCGCATGACAATGACGAGGCACGATGCCTTACAAGATTATCACGACGGTGCTGGCGTCGGCGAAGAGCTACGAATTCACCGATCTCGCAACGGTGAAGGCCGAGCTCGAGCTGACCGACGGCAAGTCGGACGCGCGGCTGAAGCGCTATATCAAGGCCGCCTCGGCCGCGGCCGCGCAATATTGCAACCGCCGCGGCTTTCAGATCGAGACCGTCCAGGACGCGATCTTTCCGCAAAAGGATCCGCATCTGCCCGGCTCGTTTGAGACGCTGCAGCTGTCGAGCTGGCCGATCGGCGCGATCGTGTCGCTCACCGAGAATGGCAACACGCTGGTCGTCGATATCGACTTCAGCGTCGACGCCGATGTCGGCCAACTGATCCGGCTCGACATGGCCGGCAACCGCTGCCTCTGGAACGCACTGCCGAAGGTCGCGCAGTTTACGGCTGGTTTCAGTGGCAGGGATGGCTTTGGTGGGATTCCCGCGGACATTGAGGACGCCGTCATCAAGATGGTGACACGGCGTTACCTGGCGCCGAAGGACCCGAACCTGATGCAGCAGACCGTCCCCGGGGTGCTCGAGCAGCGCTGGTGGATCGCGAGCAACAGCGAGACCGGCAACATGTCGCCTGACATTACCGACGTTCTCGACAATTACCGCGTGCCTGTGGTCGCCTGAAGGAGCTGATGATGGATAATGCCGGCACCTACGATCTCGCCGTCCTGGACTCCAGCGCCTTTCCGGCGAGCGGCATCCTCTCTGCGATCACGAGCCTCGATGGCATGTCGTCGGTCTCGCTCGAGGCCGTGTTCAAGCAGGGCTCGGGCGGCGCGACCTTGTCGGCGATCGTGATGACGAGTTTCGACGGCGGCCAGTCCTGGCGCCACATCGCCCGCTTCGATTTCACGACGTCATCGGCGACCAAGCTTGCCAACATCCAGGCGAGCGCCGCCAAGGCAGTGACGGCCTATGCCGATCTCGCCGCTGAAGGCGTCAATGACGGCATGCTGGGCGATCAGCTCGCGGTCAAGATCCTGACCAACGGCAGCTACAGCAACGCCTCGCTCTCGATCCGCGCCGCTGTCAGGTGACATGGACCGCCTGACGTTCTTCGTCGCCTCCAACCACCTCAAGGTCAGGCTGCAGCGCCTGGCCCTTCATCCCGATCTTTGGAAATACGGACAGGGGACCATCATGACGCCAACCTTCAAGGGTCTTGGCTCGGCGCTCGCCAAGCTGAAGCACGACCTCGATCTGCAGGCCGGGCCGCTGATGGCCGACATCGAGGACCTCGCCGGTACCGCGCCGCAGCTGTTGAAACAGGCGCAGGCGGAGGTTGCCCGAACCAAGCAGGCCGTCGCGGACATCAAGGACTTCGTCGACGGCCTCACCGGCAGCAACGGGGCGCCCCCTTTGGAAGACTCCTCGCGTTCGTCCGCAGCTTCGCCGGCTGAGGCGGCAGGCGGTAGCGCAGGCGGCGAGGCGCGCCTGACGGTCAACGGCGTTCAGGCGGGCTGATGTCCGGCCTTATCGCCGCCCTCGACCAGGCGCTGAAGGTTGGCAAGAGCGAATGGGTCTGGCTTCGTCGGCGCGTCGGGGAGGGACCGAACCAGACCTTCGTCCAGGTCAAATGCCTGGCGAGTGTCGACGCGATCGATTCCACGCAGAACCCGGCGGGCATTCGCCTGTCGGAATTCTCGATCATCATGTCGCCGACGCAGATCAATGAAGCGCAGTGGCCTGGTGGCTCGATTCCTGTGCCGCCGCCGTTCGATCTCGATCCGCGGATTCCCCGCGTGAATGATACCGATGATGTCATCATCCGTGGTCAGCAGCCGCGGGTGATAACCTTCTGTGATCCGAAGATCGTCGGCGGCGAGCTCGTCCGTCTCAATCTCAAGGTCGTTGCCTAAAGGCTATCCATGCTGACCGATCCGACCTCAGCAATCTGGGATGCCGTCAAGGCGCGTCTGCTCAGCGATCCCGATATCGCGTCGGTCTTTGCTGATCGTGTCTATGACAAGATCCAGAACACGCCGACCTTCCCTTATATTTCATTGGGCGAAGTGCAGGTCCTTCCCGAACTGGGCGAGGGGACCGACGCCGCGGAAGTGTTTCTGACCCTCAATAGCTGGACCCGTTTCACAGGCTCCGATGCCCTGCGGTCCGGCGGCAAGTACGTCATCGCTGCGTTGCACGATGAGGAGCTGCAGATCGAAGGCGGCGCAGTGCTGTCCATCCTGCTCGAGTCGTCTCGCACCATTCCGGATCCGGATGGGGTCACCAAGCACGGCGTTTACACCTTCCAGATCCTGACGGACGCCAATGTGCTCTGATTGCATCGGCCGAGAGTGAGGGTCGCCAAGGAGCTTTTGGCGGCTGCCGGCGGGCACAGCGTAGGGTCCGGGTCGCTCCGGTGCGCTGCTTCACTCTCGCCCAGTGCAATTTCGTGTCTCTCGCGTCCCTCTCTCAAACCCTGGAGTCTTCCATGACGTCTCTCAACACCATCGTGCGTGCCTCGATCGCGGCCGTGAACAAGAAAACCCTCGATGGCCGTGACGTCGTCGACCGCATGCCGGATGCCACCGACATCCAGCTCAGCAGCGGCACCGGCTACGGCAAGGCCGACATCGCGTTCATGGATACCCGCACGCTCGCGGCTTCGACCAGCGAGAATCTCGATCTCGCCGGCGTCCTCGTCGATGCCTTCGGCGCCACCATCAATGCCGCCAAGGTCAAGGCGATCATGATCGAAAACCCCGAGGCCTCGCTCTCGACCCTGACGGTCGGCGCTGCGGCTTCCAATACCTTCAACGGCCCGTTCTCCGGCGCCACCCACTCGGTCGACATCAAGCCGGGCGATCGCGTGCTGTTCGTCAGCCGCACCGGCTGGCCCGTGACCGCGGGCACCGGCGACATCCTCAAGGTCGCCAACGGCGCCGGCGGCAGCGTCAATTACAACGTCGAAATCATCGCCGCGTCGGCCTAGGCGGCTGCTGTTCCGTTGCGGCCCGGTTGATTGACGAAAGGAAAAATCGATGACGAAAGCGCAGACCAAAAAGTTTTCCGAGTTTCTCGTCCAAATCGAGACTTCGCCTGGCGTATTCTCGGCTCCTTGCGGCCTCAATTCGAGGGGGTGGAATCGGACCTCGAATGCGAATGAGACCAATGTGCCGGACTGCGACGATCCCGACGCACCATCCGATGTCGAGCGGGACATCGTTTCCAAGTCGAAATCCATTTCAGGTGCCGGCGTCGTCGCCGACGAGGATTTTGATATTTGGGACGAGTGGGAGGACTCCGGCGACAGCAAAAATATCAAGATCACGCTGGGGCTGCGGGTCTGGATTGGTCTGTACAAGTGCACCAAGCTCAACGTCACCGGGCAGCGCGGCAGCCGCGTGACATTCGATACGACGCTCGACAGCGATGGCCCGACGGTTCGTCAGTAATGGCTTCGCCCGACGACCAGCTGCAGGACTGGTTTTCGGGCCTGTCCTACAAGACCAAGCGGAAGCTCGCCGGCGATCTCAAGGACATCACCGGCAGCGCCGCCGTCCAGATCCAGGCTGCGGCGCCGGAGCTGTCTGGCAAGCTGAAGGGGACTGTCAAAGTCCGCCGCAAGCGCAACGATCTCGACCTCGAGATCACGGCAGGCGGGCCGGAGACCACCAAGGAGATCCGCGCGGGCTCCGGAGTTGAATACGATTACGCGCTCGCCGGCGAATACGGCACCGTCAACGAAGAGGCGCAGCCGTGGTTCTTTCCGACCTGGCGGCAGATTCAGGGCGATGTCCGACAGGAAATCGAGGATGCCGTCAATGACGCTATCGACAACGGTTAGGTGCGCGTGAGCTTGACGCGGAAATGACGGCGCACGGGCTGGCTTTCGATCAGGGCCTGGATCAGGATCGCGCCAGGCCCGGATACCCCATTGCGCTCCCATTTCCGCCAGGCTGCTCCGTCGTTGAGACCGACAAGGATGGCGGCCTCCGAGGCCGACAGCCCGAGGGATGAGCGAGCTGCTCGGACGGTTGCGGCGTCCAGTGTCGCACGCGGAGCATCGCTCATCAGATCATCCGCTTCGGGGCAACCAGTTCGCCCGCCTTGGCTTGGGCGATCAGCATTTGAAGCAAGGGTGTTGAACCATTCTTCGCGATCAGGGCTTCGAGCTTCGCGATCGTTTCGGCTTGCTGCTGCTTGGTCATCGGCTTGCTCCGTTCTGATGTCACTAAGGATAGGTGCAATGGACCTAGTTGTCAACATGCTTTCTCGAGAATTTCTGGAGATTTTTGCAAGATGAGCGCTCCGGGTACGCGCACCATCGCCTGGGCCAACGGCGAGGATCAATTCTGCTTGTCCAAAGTGGGGCTGATCTTCGACCTGGAGTCCAAATGCAATGCCGGCATCGCCACCATTCTGCGGCGGTTGGCGGAAAAGGAATTCTATCTCAACGACGTGCGGGAGACGATCCGTCTCGGCCTGATCGGCGGCGGCATGGCGTCAGACAAGGCGATGGCTGCAGTCAAGCATCACGTCGATCTCAATGAGAACGGCCTCGCGCCCTCCGTGCTGCTCGCTTACGCGATCATCGAGGCCGTACTGGTGGGCGTACCTGAGGATCCCTTGGGAAAAGCGGCGCCGGCGGCGGATCAGACAACGGCCGGCATCTCTTCCTCGACGACGGACGCCTCTGCCGCTCCGAAGTCATCGGCCTCGGAGCGGGCCTCGGATGGACGCCCCGCGAAACGGAAGACGTAGCGCTCTGGGAGATCGTTGCCGCGATCGAGGGCCACAATCGCGTGCATGGCGGCGAGGCCAAGATCGAGCCGATGAGCGACGACAGGTTCGATGAGCTTCTCGAAGACAATGGATTGCTGAACTGATGCCTGCGCCTGCCTTACGCATTCCCGTCTCGCTGAACATGGACGAGTTCGACAAGGGCGTCGAGCGTGCCAAGGTCGGCACGCGGCAGGCGACGCAGTTCGTGCTCAAGCAGTTCGCGGAGATGAACGCCTCGCTGGGCGGGCCCGCGGCAGCTGGCCTTTTCGCCGGCGTTGGCGCCTCGGTGCTGCAGCTGGTCGGCGTCTTCGGTGCCGTGGTGACGGCGGCCAAGCTCGTTGGCATGGCGATCGACGGTGTCCGCGGCGATCTCGCGGAGATGGTCAGGGTCGCAGAGGGCGCGCAGCGCACCGGCCTGACGCCGCAGTTTTTCCAGGCTTTCATTGCCGGCGCCAAGGGGGCCGAGGAGCAGGTCGAGACCTTCACTGCGGCGCTGGATAAGGCGTTCCAGGCAACCAAGCCGGTTCTCAATCCTGACTGGTCGGTCTGGGACCAGGGCATCACCAAGATCAGCTCGGTCGAGAAGGCGTTGACCGAGATGCGCGAGCTGTTCTCGACCAGCGACAAGTTTACGGCGCTCGATCTGTTCCGGCAGTCTGGAAGCCAGGATGATCGCATCCGTGCCGTCATTACCGGCATGAAAGAGCTGAACGCGATTGGGCAGCAGGTCGCGGCGCTTGACCTCGGTGAGAAGATGTTCGGCGCCAAGTTCGTCGACGGACTGCGTCAGGGCAAGACGACGATCGACGATATCGCCCGCACCATCGAGACCAAGCTGCAGGCCTCGGACATCATCTCCAATGCCAGTGCGATGCGGGCCAAGGAAATCGACGATCGGCTCAACGATGCCTGGAACACCATCACCAACAATTTGAAGCCGAGCTGGCAGGATCTCGATGGCATCGCGCTGAGGATCAAGGACACCTGGGCGTCAATCGTCGGCCTTATCGCTGAGGCCTCGGCCGCGGGCCCCCGGGCGCGTGACCGCGTGCAACAGCTGCAAGATCAGGCGGATTCTGTTGCCTCCCAATTCGATAATCCCGAAAGTGCCGTCTTCGTCAATCCGAACCTGTTGCGTCAGCGGCGCCGGATGCTCGCTGCACGCGGCCAGCCTTTCTCGGCTGCGCCGCCCGGCATGTTTTCCGAGTTTACCGATTTTCCCGGCATTCCGAAGGACGAGGAGGCCTATCCGCGCGCCCCCAATGGCGCGGCGCTTATGCCGCGGCCCCGTCCATCTGACGCGCCCAAGCCACCAGAGGCGCGCGAGGAGCAGCGCGACCAGTTCGATGTGTCGATCGACAGCATCAACAAGCATATCGCCACGCTGAATGCCGATACGGCTGCGATGTTTCAAAACAATGCGACCCGCGCGCAGCTGCGCGCCGAATTCCAGGCGCTGACCGCGATTATGCGCGACGAGGGCGAGGTTACCCAGGAGCAGATCGACAAATACCAGAAGCTTCGTCAGTCGATGTCGGCGCAGCAGGCGCTGGAGGCGTCCGGCATTCAGCTCACCAAAGAGCACTCCGAGGCGTTTCTTGCGGCGTCTCGCAACATCAAGCAGGCTGCTGAGCAGCACGATTCTGCCGCGACCAGCCTTCAGAAGCTCAACAGTGCCTCTGCGACGATCGGCAGCGCGCTTGAGACGGCGTTCGCCGATGCGGTGGTCGAGGGCAAGAACCTGAATGACGTCCTCTCCAGCCTCCTCAAGACTCTGGAAAAGGCAGCGATCAACTCGCTGTTCGCATCGTTCTTCAATGCGCCGGCTTCCGGCGGACTGTCGCCGTTCGCGTCGTTTATCAAGGGCATCATTCCCGGCTTCGCCGAGGGCACCGATTCCGCGCCCGGCGGCCTCGCCTGGGTCGGCGAGCGCGGGCCGGAGTTGATGAATGTGCCCAAGGGGGCGCAGATCCTGCCGGCGGACATCTCGCGGCAGGTGGCTTCTGGCGGCGGCGCCATCCAGTACATCTTCCATGTCGCCGGCGACGTGTCGCCAGGCACCATCGATCAATTGAAGGCGGCCGTGATCGCCGCGCATCGCAAAGTCGATAGCGTCTCGCGCGTCATGGTGTCGTCGCAGCGCATGCAGGCGACGGGGGTGAGCTGATGGCGCTGGTGCCGGAATTCCCGCGCGCGCTGCTGCGGGAAAAGAGCCATGCCTGGAATTTGGCCGGCGCCGCGGTCGCCGGCGGCCAAACCGCGTTTGGGTTGTCGACCCTGGTTCGCTCCGATGGTGGCGGCTTCTGGGTCTGCAATATGTCCGACGTCTCGCTGTCGGGCCGCAATGGGTCGGCCGATCGCGGTCGCGACCGGCAGAAGCTGTCGACCCTGCTTTGGCGCGCCGTGCGGCAGATCGCCGATGGCGGCGTTAATCAGCTCATCGTGCCGCGCAATGATGCGCTGTTCCGACCTTGGCCGGATGGCGTGGCACCGGACGCCGGCACCGACATCACGCACGACGACGGCAGCCTGTTCGATGATGGTGTCGGCTATTATTCCCCGACGATCGACATCACGTGTGTGGGGGCGACGCTGCGTGCGACCTCGCTCGACATCAGCGTCGTTCGCGCCGGCGCGCTGATGGGCGGCGAAGCGTTCTCGATCGAGCATCCGACCTATGGCTGGCGCATGTATGAGATCGCGACCGTCGAGATGGATACTGAGACGAGCGGCACCATCACGTTCAACCCGCCGCTGCGCGAAGCGGTGACCGACGGCACCCAGCTCGAATTTGACCGGCCGCGCTGCATGATGCGCCTGGTCAGTCCCGGTGCCATGAACCTCACGGTGCAGCCCTGGACGTTCAATCCGGCCAGCGTCGATTTCGTCGAGGATCTGCGCACGGTGCCGGCATGACCTTGAACGATGCGGAGCTGGCCGCGCTCGCAAGCGGCGTCGTGCGCTTCGGTGATCTGTTCCGGCTCGAGACTGATCCCGTGGTGCGGCTGTGGCTGGGCGTCGGCGATCTCGCCGTCGAGGCCAACGTGCTGGACGTGTCGGGCGGCACCTATCTCGGCCTCGGCGATGTTGGCGAATTGCCGGAGATCGACGTCATGATCAACGGAGCGGCCAGCCGTGTCGAGTTCACGATGTCCGGCGTCTCCGGCACCGTCGCGGCGAAGGCTGCCGCGCATGACACCGACAGCGTCAAGGGCAAGCGGACCTCGCTGGGTTTTGTGATCTTCGACCAGGGCTGGCAGATGCTGGGGCCGCCGCGCTGGTATGCGCATTATCGCGCCGATTATCTCAGCGTCGATCGGCAGCCGGTGACAGATCTCGATAGCAAGACGGTGCTGATGCGTAGCATCCGGTTGTCCTGCGGCTCGCTGATGACGACGAGGCGACGGCCGGCGCGCAGCTATTTTTCCGATGCCGACCAGCAGGCGCGCCATCCTGGCGACATGTTCTGCTCGCTGGTGCCGAAATACGCCAACGGCTTTTCCAAGCAATGGCCGGTGTTCTCGTGACAAGCCTTGGGCATTATCTCGCCGGCGTGACGCGGCGGCGCTGGGGCTATGGCAGCCTCGATTGTTGCACCTTCATGGCCGACTGGCTGATGGCGCGGGGGCTGCCTGACGCGATGGCCGATCGCCGCGGCACCTATGCGAGCCGCCGCGAGTATCGCGCGGCCATCCGCAGCGAAGGTGGTATCGTCGCCTCCTGCCGCGCGCGCTTTGCGCGGCTCGGCCTGGTCGAGACGGCGCAGCCCGGCCATGGCGACGTCGCCCTGGTGCTGGCGCCGTTCGCGGTTCGTCGTGACGGCCGGGTGGTCTCTGCGCCGGTCGGGGCGATCTGTCTCGGTCGCGGCGCGCGCGCCGTGGTCACGCCGGACAAGGGGCTGGTGATCTATCCGCTCGCCACGGTCGCCGCATGGCGCGTCGCTGGCGTTGCCGATGACCTTGGGGGCAGCAGCCATGGCTGAGACCATTGGTCTCCTCATACTCGAAGCTGCCGGCGCGACCGCTTCTGTGACCGGTTTCGGCTCAGCGGCAATCACGATCTCGGTTGCCGGGGCCACCATCAGCGCTGCATCTGTGGTCGGCGCGGCGGCGATCACGGCGGCTGCGATCGGATTGCAGTACGCTCTGGCGCCATCGCCGAGTGTGCCGAAGCCGGAGAGTGGCTCGCAGGCGATCAGGCAATCGGCGCCGCCGCGGATTCGCGGTTATTGGATCAATCGCCTCGCCGGCAGCTATATGATGTTCGAGGCCGGCGGCCCGCTGCCGAACACCTCCTATGACGTGATCGCGTTCCATCACGGCAAGATCGACACCGTTCTCGGCCTGTATCTGAGCGATGACGAGGTGACGACCGCCATCAGCCTGGATCATTTTGGCACTATCCTGGCGGTTCAGCCGACGCCTGACGGCTATTACGGCAGTCAGGTCAATGTGGAGCTCTGGCAGGGCATCGATCCACAGCCGGCCTCGACCTTCCTAACAGGCGATAGCGCGATCAACTCCCTTTGGACGTCGGCTTTCCATGGCCACGGCATCGCCTACCTGGTGATGAAGTGTACGGGGACGACAGATCCGGCGGCCTTTACCAAGAAGTTTCCACGCAATAAGCCGGAAGCCTCGGTCGTCGCCCGCTGCTCGCCGGTCTGGGATCCGCGCGATGGCGCGCAATCGCGATCCAATCCCGCGACCTGGACTACGTCGCCGAATCCGGTGCTGCACCTGATCGATTATCTGACTGGCGATCCTCTCAATACGGGCGGTCCCGGTCTCGACTACGACACGGCGATCGCGCCGGTGCTGACCGACTGGATGGCCGAGGCCGAGCTCTGCGACGCTCTGGTCGACGACGATCCTCGCTATCAATGCGCCGGCTGGTATCGGCTCGACAACAATCCGGAGGATGTCGTCGGCAAGCTGCTGTCGACCTGCGACGGCTGGCTGTCCGAGAACGGTGACGGCACGCTGTCGCTGGTGACGGGCTATTACCGTGCGCCGGACGACCCGCCGCTGACGGGTGAGCACATTGTCGGCGCCTCGGTTGATTACGGCATCGCCGACGAGAGCGTCATCAATCAGCTCACCATCACCATCACGGATCCCAACAACAAATATGTTTCGCTGCAGCTCCAGCCCTACGCGGATGAGGCGTCGGTTGCGATCTACGGTGTACGCGACCAGCCGCTTGATCTGACCTGGGTGCAATGGCCGGCACAGGCCGGGCGCCTGGCACGGCGCGCGATGCTGCGGGTCAATCCGGCGATGCAAGGCTCGTTGATCACCACGCTGTACGGCTTCCGCTATCTCGGCAAGCGCTGGACCAGGGTGCAATACCCTGAAATTGCCGGCCTCGAGGATGCGGTGATTGAGATCCAATCGGCCAAGATCCAGCGCTCGGCCGGCCAGATCGTGTTTGGCTGGAAGCTGGTCGATCCCGACGCGCTGCTCGCGCTGCAGTGATTTTCTAGGAACCGTTAATAGAGGTTGAGCGATGGGGCTTTTGCATACGGCTGCAGAGATTTGGCGCAGATACGTCACTGCCGGCGTGCCGGCGTCCGGCGAATATCGGCCTGAAAAGGCTGAGATCATCGCCTGGGGCACCTTCCTGGAGACGATGATCGGCGCCGGCGTGCCGGGACTTGCCTATGCGACGCTCGCGACGCTGGCGGCGGATCTCGCGCATGGCGCCAATTCGACTGCCGTTGTCTATAACGACGCGACCGCGGCTAACAACGGCTGGTATGTCAAGTCCGGCGCCTCCGGCGTAGGCTCGTGGTCGCGCATCGGCGATCTGCCCAACGTCATCGTGCCGCTTACGGTGACCGGCGGGACGGCGAACGCGCTCGTTGCGACGGGGCCGGAGACGCCGCAGCAGCCGGGGCGCAAGCTGTTCCTGCTCACGCCGACGGCCAACAACACCGGCGCGACCACGCTGGATTATAACAACCAGGGCGCACTACCGGTCCGTTCGGCCTTCGGCACCGCCCTGATCGGCGGCGAGCTCCTCATCAATTCGCCGATCCTGCTGCTCGGCGCCTCGGATCATTTCACGCTGCTGCTGTCGACCAATGTCGATGCTTCCGGCATTCTCGCCTCGGCGCAGGCGGCGCAGACGGCGGCGGCGAGTTCGGCGACCGCAGCCGCCAACAGTGCGACCCTTGCGCAAGGCTACGCGGCCGCGGCAAGCCCGATCACGCGGCCCGCCTATGGTCCTGTGGCCTCGCCGTGGCCGTATTTCATCGGCGACAGCCTGTTCACCAATGCTCATGCCTCGCCTGCGCTGCCGGCGCTGATCCAGACGGCCAAGGGCTGGGGAACGATCGTTTCCAACGCCGTGTCCGGCGCAACGGTCGCCGATCAGGCGTCGATCTACGGCTGGCAGCGTTCGCCCTCGATCGCCAACCCGTCCTTCGTCTGGCTCCTAACCAACGATTGTATCTTGGACGGAAGCGATAATCGCAAGACCGAGCAGACCTCGCTGGAGGGCTTGCGGGCGCTGCTATGTCATCTCGCCATCCCGACCTCCAAGCGCGTTACCGGCCAGGCGATGAGCGTTTCCGCCGGCACCTGGTCGAATATAGGCAGCTCGCTCGATCCGGGCGGAACGACGACGACCACCAACGGCGCCGTCAAGCGCGCGACGGTGTTCGGCCGGCATGTCGTGGTCGCCGGCTGGGCCAATCTGAGCTCCAATGGCATCGGCGCCGTGACCATCGGCAACGCCAACCACTCGGCGCCGATCATCGAGAACACCATCTCCTTCAAGCGCTCGGCGATCCTGACCAATTCGCCCGGCGGCACCCCGACGCAGACCATCCCATTCGTCCGGATCTACAAGAACGTTGGGATTGACGACAATTCCAAACTGGAGGTCTCGGTCGCAAACCTCGCCGCCACCGGCGCCGGCAACGACATCTTCATCAGCTATGTGGCCGGCCTGTCCGGCGCGCAGGATGAGGCGATGCCGCTGGTGAACGTGTTCAACCTGCACCATTTCACGGTGGCGGGCGAGACGGCGCAGGGTACCAATGCGGCGCGGCGCGATCGTCTCAATGTCGGCATTGCCAACATCATGGATGAGCTGGTCGGGCTCGGCCTTTGGGTGGTGCCGGTCGACGCCAAGAGCGTGCTGTGGGACACGTCATTGCTGGATACCGATGGTGTGCACCCGATCAATTCCGGGAACGCGGCGCTGTCGACCGAAGCGGTTGCCGCGCTCGACAGTGCGCAGAGCTATTACAAAAAGCGGCTGTCGCAGCGAAGCGCGTCGGATGTGATCGACACGGTCGGATCCAACGTGTTCCGGAGTGGCGCGATGGTGTTCGAGGAATTCCGTCGCGTCGCGCGACCGGCGAATGCGGTGGGGTCCGGGTTTGCGGCGCATAACAACGGGACCAATCAGGGCGTTGCCGCGTCGACCCTGACCACGCTTTCGTTTGCGACCGAGGTCTTCGATATTGCCGGCGACTACGCCTCGAGCACCTGGACGCCCGGCGCCCGCAAAATACAGATTCGCGCGGCGGCGACATTCCAGGCGACGGCCGATCAGGCGCGATACGAACTGTGGGTCTATAGGAATGGCGTCGCGCTGTACCGCCTGGATGCCAAGCACGCTTCGGGCACCGGCGAACTGCAGGTCGGCGGCGTAATGTTCGATGTGGCCGATGAGGGCGACACCTACACTATCCGCGCGTACCAGACCTCTGGCGGTGCCGCCACCGTCGATGGGCAGAGCACCAAGACCTATTTCATGGGGATCAGCGCGCACTGAGCTGCGCCGGTCCTTTAGAAAAAGTGAACTCGTCCCGTCGCTTCGCCGTAGCCGATCATGGTTGCGGCCAGCGCAGCGAGGCCGCCCACGACGAATAGCCAGCTCTTAACGGCTTGCTGAACCTCCTCCTCAGTCGGTGCCGGCTCGTTCGGGTCGGGAGGCGTTTCCATTGAGGACATGGTGCGGGTCGGCCTTCTTTACATCGCCGGCGTCTGTCGGCGTGCGTGTCTTATCGGCGCAACCATTCCGAGAATCAACCGCAAATTGGGGTGAGAGCTCTAGGGCCCACTCAAATGAGGGGGGCTCGGGGGTGGGCCTGCCAGCCGAAAACGTCTCCACAGCGACAAAGGACTGTCCACATGCTCGACCTGCATGGCATTTCGCGTGCCGCGTTCGATCTCGTCATTGCGTCCGAGGTGACGAGCCAGACCGTCTATGAGCGGAAATACCGCCGCGTGCTCGAGCATCCGAGCGATGAGAGCGGGCCGACCGGCGGCATCGGCTACGATTTCGGCACGCAAACGCGGGCGCAGATCGCGGCCGATTGGGGCGACAAGGTTTCGGCCGCCATGCTCAAGATCCTGTGTGGGGCCGCTGGCCTGCGCGGCGAAAAGGCCGAGGCGTATTCGCGCAAGACCCGCGGGCTGGTCGACATCCCCTGGGACGTCGCGCTCGACGTCTTCTGCAATCACGACCTGCCGCGCTATCTGTCGATCCTGGAGCGCTATTGTCCGGGTGCTTCGCTGCTCGGGCCGGACTGCAAGGGCGTGTTGTGGTCAATCGCCTTTAATCGCGACGCCTCCGGCTTCGCCAAGGCTGGGCCGCGCTATGCCGAAATGCGCGAGATCCGCGCCTGTGTTGCCAAGGGCGAGCTGGTGCGCATCCCCGGTCTGATCCGCTCGATGCAGCGGCTCTGGCCCAAGACCTCCGGCCTCTACGCGCGGCGCGAGGCCGAGGCGCGGCTGTTCGAGAGGGGGCTTGCCGAGTGCCATCCGGAGGCGCACGCCAAGCTCGATGCTACGCCGCCGGCGCCGGATCCCGACGTTGTGGTGCAGGTCCAGACGCGATTGCGCGAGCTCGGCTATTACGACGCCGGCGCCGTCGACGGCCAGCTGGTGCCAAAGGGGCGGACCGAGGCGGCGATCCTGGCGTTCCGGCATGAGCATGGCCTCCCGCTGGTGCCTGCGATCGACGACGAGCTGCTCGCCGCGCTCGCCCGCGCTGAGCCGCGCCAGGTCTCCGAGGTCCGGAGTAGCGCAACCGCGCAGGATCTGCGCGAGCAGGGCTCCGAGACGATTGCCATCACCGACCAGGCCAAGGGATGGGCGGGTAAGATCTTCGGCAGCAGCTCCGGCCTCGGCGTCGGTGGCGTCCTGGCCTGGATCACCGACAAAGCGACCGCCGTCTCCGGCGCGAAGGACGCGGTCGGCGGGCTCGGTCTGTCGCCGCAGCTAATCGCTTGGCTGTTGGCTGCCGTCGTTGTGCTCGCGATCGTCGCCGGCCTCGGCGTGCTGATCTGGTTTGTCGCGCACAAGATCGAGGCGAAGCGCGTCGCCGACTATCGCACGGGCAAGAACACATGAGCGCCATCCTCGCTGCGATCGTGCAGCTCGCCGGGCTTGCCGGCGTCAAGCTGTCGCCATTCAAGGCCGGCGCACTGGTCGCCGGCATCATCGCACTCGCGATCGGCATCAGCGCCGTCGCCGCCGGCGTGCATCTCTACAACGCAGGTTATGCGGCCGCGGACGGCGCCTGGCGCGAGAAGGCGCTCGAGTCGCAGCTCGCGGCCATGCGGGCCGATCGCGACGCGGCGCGAGTTGCGGCTGCCGATGCGGCGCTCCGCGCCGTGGCGATCACTCAACGGGCGGACCAGGAGAGGGCGGGGACCGATGCCTATGTCGACGAATTGCAGAAACAGAACGCCGCACTTGCGGCGGCCGGCAAGCCTAACGCTTGCGGCCTTACTTGCGATGATCTGCGCGGGATGCGCATCCAATCCGCTGCCTGCGCACCTCAGTCGCGAGCTGCCGCCGGCGCCGGCGCAGATCTTCGCGCCCGTTGGCGATCCCTCCGCAAAATTCCGTGACGATGCGCGGGAGCGCCTGGCGCGCACGCGCGATGCGCTGAAAGAGGCGAACGACCGGCTCGAGGCCGGTCGCGCCTGGTACGACGCGGTTCGGAAATCCTACGGCGAGGAGGCGAAGTGAGCGACGCTGTGACATGGGGCGCCGTCGCGGTCGCGATCGGGTCGCTGATTTCGATCGTGACATTCTGGACGCGTTACTCGGATCGGCTGACGGCAGCAAAAGCCAAGGCCGACGAGGCAATCAAGGAGGCCGACGAGGCCAAGCAGGTTGCGGCCGCGGCGAATGCGCGGGCCGAGGCGCTCGCTGGAAAGCTCTACCAGGTCGAGATCTGGGCGCGCGACGAATTCGTCCGCAAGTCGAGCTTTGAGACGGTCGTGTCGCGCGTCGAGCGCGGCTTTGCCGATCTCAAGTCGGAGATCTCGATCCGGCTCGACAAGATGTCCGACAAGATGGACCACATGGGGCAGAAGTCATGAAGCTCGAGCCGCAGATCCTGCGTCACGGGCTCGAGGCCGCAGCGCTCGGCGCCGCCGCGATCGAGATCCTGATCGGCATGGCCGTCATCGTTGCGCTGTGCACGGCGATGGCGGCGCTGTCCGAACTGCGTCGCGGCATCTCGGCCGCGGTCGGCTGGCTCGCGCTCGGGCTGGTCGGCGCTGTCCTGGCCGCGGCCTTTGCTGTGCACGCGGCAATGCCGGCCGGCGCCTGCGAGCGGCGCTTCGTCGGCGTCGCGTCCTACTATTCCAACGGCGAGAGCGGCAGCCGCACGGCCTCCGGCGCGCGCTTCAACGATGCGTTGCCGACCGCGGCGCATCGCTGCCTGCCGTTCGGCACCCGGCTGCGCGTCAGCCGGGCGGGGCGCTCCGTCATCGTCACCGTGAACGATCGCGGCCCGTTCATTCGCGGCCGCGTGCTCGACCTGGCGCGGGCGCCGGCGGCGCAGCTCGGCCTGCTCGGCGCCGGCGTCGCGCAGGTTGAGGCCGAGGTCGTCGACTAGAGATCCGCGCCGGGCGGTTTCCCGGCATTTGTGCAATCAGCTACGGAGGACTCGAGTGAGTTATTCATTCCAGGTGACGGCGCCGACGAAGGCGGCCGCGAAAGAGGCTGTCGCAGCCAAATTCGACGAGATCGTTGCGAGCCAAGCAATTCATGCCCGCGACAAGGCTGCGGCCCTCGCCAACGCCAATGCTGCGATCGATCTGCTCGTCGACGATGCCGCGAGCCACGTTGCGGTGTCCTGCAGCGGCTATGTGGGTTGGCGTGAGGTTCTTCGCGACGATGCCGGCAACGATCTGCATTCGGCATCGGTGTCCGCCAGTGCCAGCCTTGTGGCGCCGCCTGCGATCTGAGTTCGTCCGCGAGGCCTCCCGCGGGCGATGATCGCCTGATCGAATGTCCCCTCGACGGGTGATCCAGGCCCGGCTCGGATGTCCTCCGACGCCGGGCCTTTTCATTTGAACTCGCGGCTCATCGTCGGATGCGTAGCGCTCGCACCAACTACGCCCCTTTCGCGCTGATCTTGTCGAGCGCGTTAGCGAGCGTGGTTAGAAACACTTTGCGGCGCCAATCGTCACTCAAGTCTCTTGAGGTCTCCTCCGCGAGCGGATCATCGGTCGGCATCTGCCATTCCCCAAGGCTGGCGACGTAGCGCGTCAAGGCTATGGCCCCTGCCATTGTCGTCGGTTCACACCTGATCAGCGACGCCCCGCATGCCTTAAGATCCTCCGCTCTCGCGCTAGAAACCGTGTCGGCGGCCTCGAATTCGGGGCCGTTCACGAGCTTGCCCGAAACGGCCATCGCGGCGGCAAGTCGTGCTGAAAATTCACGGTGGCGTTCGATAGCCGAAAAAATTGGATCCGCATCGGCTTGCTCGGTCATCGCTAGTTCTCCTGTACCGTTGGTTTGATGTCTGAGTAATCCGAACCAGCTTACGTGCCTTGAGGCTCGGCCTCGAGGTCGGAATTCTGGTGGGCGACCCAGTTGCGCCCCTGCGTCTGGCGCCAGCCGTGATCCTGGTTCATCAGGCGGTCGAAGCTCCCGAGCGAGGGCTCGTCCTCATCGCCGGAGAGCTCGTCGTCAACGTTGGGTTCGCGCCCGTCGTGCTCGTCCTCGCGATCGTCGCGCGGGCCTTTGGCCCAGCCAACTTGCGCGCCGTCATTGGCCGCGCCGAGCCAGGGCTCGGCATCGCCGGCGTCTTCCAGATCGTCGCTCTCCTCGAGATCGGCATCGCCATCGAGATCGTCGACGAAGCTGATCAGCTGCTCGATCGCGGCCGCCGCCGATTCACGCAAGTGCCGCGCGGTGCGAGGTTTCGATGATGGCCGATTTGAACGTGAACGCATGCTACCCCCGGTCAATTGCCAGACTTCTAAATGCACGGTCTGGAGACATCATCCAAGCATCACAACCTGAGTTTTCCTAGCGCCTTGGTGTTCATTTTGGACACCTTGAAAGCGCGGAAAATCGGCGTCGCTCCACCCACAAACGCAGCCTTTCGACGCCGGATTCATGCCTCTAGCGCAGCCGGCCTGAGGTGGTGCGCACCAGCTTGATCAGGCCCGCATGCTCGCTGCGGGCGAGCTGCGCGAGGCGCTTTTGCGGAGTGCGATAGGCGGTGCCGACGCGCTCGACCGAGCCGCCGCGGGACAGAATGCGCAGGCGCCGGATCACCGTGGGTCTTGGCATGCCGACATAGGCGGCGAGCTTGCTGGCCGTGAGCGGGCGCCCCTCGATGGTGCCGAGGAACACGGCTGCGGCAATCAGCAGCAGGACGGTGCGCGATCCGAACTCCTGCTGCCTGTCGGGTGCGACAGCCTTGTGCAAGGCGGGCGTCATCTCCACCCACATCCGGGTGACATGGTAGATTTTGGACAGTGGTTGCGGCGGTCGCAGGGCACGCCTCCCTGCCGCTGGCTGGCTTATGCCGGACGCACGCCGCCGCGCGCGAGCCGAGATCGTATCAGATTGGAGAGTGGTTAAAAGAGTATTAAAGCTGACGGATCAGATCGCTGATCTGCACCGCGAGGCTTACTGACGCTGGAAAGATAGCCGTGGAAGCCTGAATGCGAATTAATCAGGATGGTCAGCGTTTGTGCCAGGGCCGCGGCCGGTCCCCCTCGATCGCGCGGGCTTCCCGGATCTGGGCGTAGCTGACCTCGGCTTGCAGCTCGGTCCAAGCCGCGCGGAACTGCGCCTTGGCTGCCTCCAGGCTGCCGGCGCGGCCGCGGTGATGGCTGCGCTGGGGAACGTTGGGCAGGAAGCAGGTCCACGACCAGGCGTGATGGCCCCCGACGTCGATGGTCTTTTGGATGCGGCCGATGGAAAGATCGTCCCAGATCACGATGTAATCGTCGGGTGCGGTCTCGCCGCCGACGCGGGTGGGGCGAAGGGTGAGGTCGTTGTCGGGCATGGGTCTGGTTTATGCCGCGAGAACGCCCCCGGAACAACTGATCCTGTTTGTGTGCCTGTCGAAACCGTTCTCGTTCGCCGTCTGTGCCGACTTTGCCGACCCATCGAATTGGCGGAAAACCCTATAAAACAAGGTAATCTCTGGTGCCGGCTGAGGGGATTGAACCCCCGACCTTCGGTTTACAAAACCG